AACCAAGTCAGGATTTTCTCTTGATGACTATACGGCAACAGAAATTGCTCGTAGAAGTAAAGGAACTCCTCGCATTTTAAACTCAAGACTAGAATGGTTCCAGAGTTATAAAATGTTCTACAATGACAAGGACGTTAGCGTAGATGAGGTATTTATGGAGCAAGGGATTGATGATGAGGGTCTAGATGAAAATGATCGTAAGTACATTGACGTACTAAAAGATAGCAAAGGAACTGCACTAGGCATTAAAAATATCTCTAGTATGACGGGAATTGCTATGGATACGATAGAAAACAGTATTGAGCCTTATCTAGTAAGAAAGGGGTATGTCAGACGCACAAGCAAAGGGAGGGTAATCGGTAGCGTATAGGTGTAATATAAGTATTATGTTTTCTATATTCAATATTATACCTGTTCGATGTGCTAGGCGATCCTCTGGATGGTCTAAGGTCAGAAAAGAACACTTAAAACTTCATCCCTGCTGTGCAGCATGTGGCAAAAAGGACAAATTGGAAGTCCACCATAAGTTGCCAGTACATAAGTATCCTGAATTAGAACTGAACCCTGCAAACCTAGTTACCTTGTGTGCTGATCCTTGTCATATAATGTTTGGACATTTAAAATACTGGAAGAGTTGGAACGTAGACGTTCAAAAGGACTGTGATGCTTATTATAAGAAATTAAAGGCAAGACCATGAGAACATTTCTCTTTGTACTGCTTCTGTGCAGTACTGTGTTTGGTGGTACAATCAGACACGATGTTTCTGAAAAAAGCGTTTTAGATTTCGGTGCTAAATTCTACTGTACTAAAAAAGTAGTTACTGTAAAACAACAAGACGATAGTAAGCTAATCGGAATAGGATCATGCGTTATATTAAATGAACACTGGATGATTACCTGTGGACATCTAGCAGAAGTACCTATGGATATGATGAAGGTACTTATAGGAGATAAAGAATACTGTATAGATAAATTTTATGTTAATAAAGACTTTAGTGCTAAAAATCTTTGCGGTGACATAGCATTAGGCTATAGCGAAAAAGGTTTTGGGGTAGTAGAAGATAAGCCTATGATTTATGATAAGAAAGTAAATATAGGTGACAATATTGCCTTTGCTGGTTATGGTCGCTACGGTACAATGAATACAGGAGCAAAGACCTATGACTATAAGTTGAGAGCCGGGACAAATAAAATTAGTAGAAGATTTAAAAAAGACTTACTAGTTATTACTGGTTCAAATGATCGTACAAAAACTTCATTAGAGTATTTACCTAATGTTGGAGATAGTGGTGGTGGTATGTTTGTAGACGGTAAATTGGCAGGCATCACTTCTTGTGTATTAACTTCAGACGGAAAAGCTGACTCTGATTATGGAGATGAAGGTTGCTTTACAGAAATTTACCCCTACCTAGAATGGATCAACAATCATGTTAAGAAGAAAAGATAGAGTTTCCCTTCTACCTCATATTAGACAAAATATTTATGGTCTTAACTATAATAATCAACAGGTTATACCTTGGTCAATCTCCAACTTCAACGTAGAAAAAGAGTGGAAACTAGCAGCAGGTGAAGGTGTCACAGTAGCAGTAATCGACACAGGATGCGATCTAGACCACCCTGATTTAGTTCATAGCCTTGTGGATGGGTATAACTTTATAGGCGGCAATAAGGCTCCTGTAGACGACAATGGACATGGTAGCCATGTTGCAGGAACTATTGCAGCAGAAAATAATAGGAAGGGTATTGTGGGTGTCGCTCCTAAATGCAAGATTATGCCTATTAAAAGTCTAGGAAGAGATGGGTCAGGTTCTTTACAAGCTATTTGTGAAGGCATTTTATTTGCAGCAGATAATGGAGCAGATATAATCACAATGAGTTTAGGTACTCCAGTAGGTTCTATGTACATGAGACAGTGTGTTAATTATGCAGTAGATAAAGGATGTGTATTTTTCTGTGCTGCTGGCAACAGTGGACAAAGAAGTGAACTTATGTACCCAGCTAAATATTCAGATACAATTTCTATTGGCTCTGTATCAAATGATCTAAAAATTTCTAGATTTAGTTGCAGTACAGGAACAGAGTTAGATTTTCTTGCACCGGGAGAAGATGTAATTAGTTGTGTACCAGACGATAGTTATGCTAATATGAGTGGTACAAGTATGGCTAATCCATTTGCTGCTGGGTGTGCTGCTTTGATAATGTCGTATAAGAAGAGAAGACTTACTAAGTATCAATACATACAACACTTTAGTAAGTACAGTCTTAAACCAGATTACTTATTCAAGACTTACAAAAGCAGAGGAATTATAACTCCAACTATTAGATAACCAAGCCCTGCATAATAATAGTCCTAGAAGAGGAAGTGTCAAGGCTTGACAAATTTTTTTTCTAGGATACAATAAAGAAAGAAAGGAATGTGCCATGTCAGACAATAGACAACACAAAAGAAAGACAAATAAACAGATGCGTAGACGTTCCGATCTAGAGGAAGAGCGTCAACGTAAAAAAGATTTTAAGCACAGGAAAAGAGAGTTGATTGAAGAGGACTGTTACGATGAAGAAGAATTTACCAAATATAATTACTCGCATTAGAACATTTGCGAAGGCTTTATTTCAGCATGTCAAAACAGGCATGAATAAATGCAGCCAAAGACAGATCAACGCACGTTGGGAGATTTGTCAAGGGTGTCCGATGTTTACCACTGAACCCGCAGTTAAAAGCTATAAGGGCAAGGCTCCAGCATACTGCATGGTGTGTGGATGTGCATTGTCAACGAAAAAAGGATTTATGAACAAACTGGCATGGAAAGACCAGAAATGCCCAGAAGGAAAATGGTAATGAAAACAAAAAGTAGAAGTCTTGTATATTATACAACAGACTTATTAAATTGCACAGAAGATATTGCTTCTGCTGGTCATGCAGAAGTAGACATTGTTATTCCTACTGTTGTCAACATAGACAATAAAATCCATACTAATTTTCTAAAGACCGCAGCAGAAAAATATCCTGTCATTGAACAACATTTATCATTAGAGAAACATACTTTAGGAAAGAATAGCTATGTAAATGTAGCTAGGTTTGGTAATAGCAAAATTCACTTCTGCCAAATGTTTTGCGACAAGAATACTAGACATAGAAATATTAACTATATTCACCTTGTAAATTGCATGGTGGGTGTTAGAAATTTTTGTCTACAAAACAAAGAGAAGAGAACAGAAATACATGCTCCTAAATTTGGAACATCATGTTCTGGAGGTAGGTGGTCTACTATTGCTGACTTGATACAAGATTGTTGGCAGGGTTTACCTGTTTATATTTATAGGGATATTTAGATGTGGAACGAATTATTTTTAGCGTTTTTAATTAGTGAAATGATGGACGACGATTGGGAGGATGAAGAAGAAGATGGTGAAGAATAGATTGAAGGGTCAGCGAGTTTATCTGGCTGGTGCTATGGACAGAGTACCTGATAGAGGTGCGACTTGGAGAGAAAATATAACTCCATTTTTAAACGAGTTAAATGTGACAGTATTTGACCCTCTCAAGAAACCGGGAAATGTAGGTCTAGAAAATGAAGAAACTCACAAGGCTAAAGTTGCTTTAAAAAAACACTACAAGTATGCTGAACTTTCAGAAATCATGAAAACTATAAGGTCTGTAGATTTAAGACTAGTAGATATAAGTGATTTTCTAATAGTACATTTAGATATAGACACTCATCCTTGCGGAACTTTAGAAGAAATTTTTCTTGCCAATAGACAAAAGAAGCCTATTATAGTCCATATAGAACAGGGTAAGAAACATTGTCCAGATTGGCTTTTTGGAGCGTTACCCCATGAACTATTCTTTGATAGCTGGGAGCATGTGATAGGTTATCTTTATGGAGTCAATTCTAATATGGAGATAGATACTTTACAAAGGTGGTGGTTTTTAAATGAGAATTAGAAGACATTTAACAGCATTAATTCAAGGCCCATTAGACAATAGAACGCATGAAGCAATAGACTGCTATCAAGGGTTCGGTGAGGTTATTGTGTCTACATGGAAAGGTGAAGACCTATCTCTCTTAGATAAAGCTACTGGCAAGTTTGAGGTAGTAGAAAATGTATACCCAGACAGTATGGAAGGTATCAACAATCATGGTCATAGATATTTTATGGCCCGAACTATTTTAGGTGGTTGTGAAGCAGCTAAGTATAATTACATAATGAAAACTAGAACGGATGAATTATATCCTGATTTAGATGCTATACTTGCTAATTTTGATTTGTACCCAACTAGAGTTCATACAACAGACAATGGTTTCTGGCGACCTATTCCATTTTGTTTTTCTAATCATTTGTTTATAGACGATAAGCACCACATGACAGAAGCATGTAAAGTGCTAGTAGATCACTGTGAAGGTAAAAGTCATGGTCACGTTCAGCTAGACACACCAGAACAAGCATTTGGATGGGCCTTGATGAAAGCAAGAGGTATAGATATAGATAAGAATTATTGGATGCCAGCTTTTGGCAACCATACTTTTATAACTCCATGTTCAATGTTAAAGGGTCATTTACATTCAGGTGGTAGCTACTACAACACTATCCCATTTAAAAGGTGTGAAAATTATCCTTGGGGCAGACCAGACGGACATCAGATAGATCAACTACATCAAAGTCATCTGGAGTTTAAGGAATGAAAATTTTAGATTGTACTCTTAGAGATGGAGGGTATTATACTAATTGGGATTTTGACATAACCCTAGTTAAGTCTATGATACTTAGTCTTATCCGTAATGGCGTTGACATAATAGAACTAGGATACAAGTCACCTAAAAAAGGTGGGCCATTTAGAAAATGCAACGATGGTTTTATCAACCAATTTCTTGACTATACACATGATACTCAGATGGCGTTTATGATAGACGCTAAAGACTTTATCTCTGGTGAGTCAGTCAATTATGGTTTGCTAGATGATTGCATTAAACATAGAAGGCAATCACCGTTTTCTCTTTGTAGACTAGCTATTAAGATCAACGAAGTTCAGCAGTCTAAACTAATAGCAAAATATTTAATTGATAAAGGATATACAGTTTATATAAATCTGATGTGTATTTCTTTACTAAAAGAATCACAGATAGCTTTATTTGTCACAGAATTACAAGGACATGCACATGGACTCTACTTTGCCGATAGTTTCGGCAATTTGCAACCGAGTCAAGTAAAAAATATTTGTAAGCTATATAGAGAACTAACTTCTTTACCATGTGGTATTCATTGCCATGATAATCAATCTTTAGCTTTTGCTAACTGTTTACAAGCTATAGATTCAGGATTTGACATTGCAGATGGCACAGTATGTGGTATGGGCAGAGGTGTTGGAAATGCCAGAACAGAACAGCTATTACTATATAAAAATTCTACCATCAGCAGTGGCATGGTAAATATAGTGAATAAATTCCAAACATTACAAAGACACTACAAGTGGGGATATAACAGTCTGTATATGATGGGTGGTATGAATCACATTCATCCTCTGTACCTACAAGACTTAACAGCATCCAATCTCACAAATCTAGACAAGCTAGAGGCTGCAAAAAAATTATTTAACAATACAAAATATGACAAAGAATTATTGAGAAACTACAAAGACCAAAAGGCCGTAGTGGTAATACCAGCTAGATACAAGTCCACAAGATTTCCCGGTAAACCATTAGCCAAGATTAATGGCAAGCCTATGATATTGCATGTAGCAGAAAAAGCAGAGCAGGCAGTTGGTAAAAATTCCGTCTATGTAGCAACTGAAAACGAAATCATATCAGAAATAGTCAAGGCTGCTGGCTATCATGTAGTTTTAACCTCTGATAATTGTGCTACTGGCACAGACAGGATTGCAGAAGCATCACTAGAAATAGATGCAGATATATTTGTTAACGTGCAAGGCGATGAGCCTATGATTGATCCACAAGATATACTCAGAGCCATACAATGTAAGAAGGATAGTCCTGATGCTGTAGTTAACTGTATGTCAAAGATAAACGCTGATGAAAATTATAATGATAAGAAAATACCAAAAGTAGTATGTAATAAGGAGAATTATTTACTTTATGCAAGTCGTAATGCACTACCGGGAAGTAAGAGTGGTCGTAGTGAAAACGTCAAAAAACAAGTGTGTATATATGCGTTTGGCAAAGATGAACTAATAGCCTTTCACCGTCAAGGTAAAAAATCACCACTAGAGTATCAAGAAGATATTGAAATACTTAGGTTTGTAGAGAATGGCATCCCAGTAAAAATGCTGGAGGTTAGTCATGTATCTTATGCTGTAGACTACCCAGAAGATATTAAAGTTATAGAGGATAAGCTAAATGAAAATAGTTAAGAAGAGGTGGGGCGAAGAAAAAGTTATAGTCAATAATGATTTGTATTGTGGTAAACTCTTAACAATAGTTCCACAATATCAGTGTTCTGTACATTATCACAAAAACAAGACAGAAACATTTCATATTATGGAAGGCTCCCTAGAGTTAGAATATTCTAGAAGTTTAGAAGTAGATGATTGGCTGAATAATAAGTTTGAGACAATAACATTAGAGGCTGGCGATACTTATGACATAGAACCTCTTACAACACACAGATTTAGAACAGCAACAAGTAAATCCTGTAGCTTTATGGAGTTTTCCACGCATCACGACGACGAAGATTCCTATAGACTTATAGAAAGCAGATTTCTAGGAACCAATTACTATGTAGATATTGATCAAACTATCTGCATAACCCCGGAAAATCCTACAGATTATTCAAAAGCAGAACCTATTAAAGAAAGAATAGATCAGATTAATAAGCTGTACGATCAAGGAAACTGTATTATGTATTGGACTGCTAGAGGCTCTCAGTCAGGTAGAAATTATCAAACTCTTACTATTCGACAGTTAGACGATTGGGGATGTAAAAGACACGGAGTTCGTTTTGGCAAGCCTTCTTACGATATTTTTATAGACGATAAAACTATTCATCCAGAGGAATTTTTTGATGAGCAATAAATGTGCAGTTATAGGAGATTCTTGTATAGACAAATACATATATGGTGTTTGTGAAAGAATATGTCCTGAAGGCCCAGTGCCAGTATTAAGTGTACAAAGTTTTACAGAGGCTCCCGGCATGGCAGCCAATACTCATGCAAATGCTAAAGTCTTTTGGCAGAATGAAGTAGACCTTATCACTAACGACTCCAATATAGTCAGAAAAATTAGATATGTAGACAGTAAAACCAATCAACTATTACTGCGAGTAGATATTAATGATACTGTTCCCAGAGTAAACCATGATCTTCATTCTTTTCATCGCATCTTCTCTTATTCTTGCATTATAGTTTCTGATTACTGTAAAGGCTTTCTTATGGATAATGATATAGCACACATAGGACATGCAGCACCTCTCACCGTGCTAGATACCAAGCGTAAGCTGACTAAAGAAATGATAGAAGGGTATACTTATATAAAACTAAACCAGCAAGAATTTGAGAACAACGCAGAGATAGTAAATAAAGATACTATTAAAAAGTTTATTATTACCAAAGGGAGCGAAGGCGTTATGTGGAATGAGAAAGAGTTTCCACCTCCTGTAGTATTGCAGACCTTTGATGTGTCTGGTGCAGGAGATGTTTTTACTGCTGCCTTTACTTATTCTATCCAATATTCTAATACAGTAGAAAAATCTATATCCTACGCTCAAGAGTGTTGTAATAAGGTTATTAGGAAAAGAGGAACTTGTGTGTACGAAAACAGTTGTATGGACTAACGGGTGTTTTGACATTATTCATGAAGGACACTTGTCATTATTTAAATATGCTAGGTCTTTAGGAGATGAACTATTAGTAGGTATAGATACTGATAGAAGAGTAAAAGAAAGGAAGGGAGATAGTCGTCCTGTAAATGATCAAAACAATAGGTTTATAAATCTACTGTCTCTTCCTGATGTGAAGAATGTCTTTATCTTTGACTCAGACACACAACTTAGAAATTTGATAAAACAATTTAATGTTGACATCATGGTAGTTGGCGACGACTATAGAGACAAAGAGGTGATAGGCTCAGAATATGCAGATGACGTAAAGTTTTTCACTAAAAAAGCAGGATACTCAACTACAAAGATTATAAATGGATACAGTAAAATTTAACGACAAAGAATATTTATCAATACAAACCAATGGTAACGCTGCTAGATTTACCCTCCCTTTTGCCCAAGAGATACTTTCCGGCAAAGGGCTAGACATCGGCTGTTCTAAAAAAGAATGGGCTTTTCCCGGTTCTACTCCTATTGATATAGTATTTGACGACCCTTATGACGCTATGAATCTACCTGATGAAATGTATAACTATATATTTTCATCTCATTGTCTGGAACATCTGAATGATTGGGTAGGAGTATTAGACTACTGGCACAGTAAACTTAGAGTAGGTGGTATCTTGTACCTGTACCTACCTCATTACAGTCAAGAGTACTGGCGACCGTGGAATAATCGTAAACATATCAATATACTACAACCAGAATATCTTGACGGCTATTTTAAGGCCAATAGAAAATGGAGTCAGCATATCGTTACGCAAGGATATGACCTTTACAATGCCTTTACTGCAATAGCGAGCAAACAATGAACAAGATACAATTCTCTCATGGTGGTGGAGTCGGAGATGGACTGATGTTTTCTCCTCTCATCAAGGAATATTCTAAGACATACGAAGTTGGAGTAACTATTCCATCTAGTCTATGCAATAGTCTATTCCCTATATTATATAAAGATTATCCTAATGTGAAATGGCAGCAAGTTATTACTCCTCGTTCAAGAGAACTAACTTTTGCAGAAACAATAGAGCATTCTGGATGGAGAACTCTAGAGTGGGAAAGAGATTTTGAAAAAGAAGAAGAAGTATACAACATAGTCACCAAAAATACAGGTCGAGAATATGTTTTAGTTCATGAAAGAAAGTCAGATAACTGTGGTAGGAACATGCAGACTCTAAATAGAGACTGTATTATAAACAAAGACTTGCCAGTTATTAGCTTGCATCACATAACAAACATAAATATACTACACTATGCGACACTACTGAATCGTGCAGCAGAATTACACTTCTATGAAGGGAGTTTCAGTAATTTAGCTGATTGCGTATTAGAAAGCAACATCCCTAAATTTGTACACTTATACTGTAAGCCTCACCTTTTCGACAAGAACATGGTTCCTCACAACCAAGTCGTACCATATATAGAAGAAGGGAAATGGCATAAACAAAAATGGGGTTATATTTACAAAAATGGAGACTACAAAGATGTCCGATATTATAAACTTTGACAATTTTGAGAAGCATGACTATCCTTATCCTTATATGTTTACAGATAATTGTTTTTCAAAAGCAGACCTAGAAAATCTTATTAATGAATTTCCAGATGTTTCTAACGGAAACTTTGTTATGGGTGGTAGAAGACAGATGGATACTAAAGCATTGAGTAGCTGGCTAGAACAAGCCCCTACATGGAATAGATTTTATAGCTTTCTAAATACAAAAGATAGATTTGATAAAGTAACTGCTCAGTACGCAGACAGTCTGAAGAGGTGGGAATCCGTACTTACGCCGGAATCAGGCCCAGAGTCAGACAGTTTTTTACATATTGATTGGTCTGAAGCAGGAGATGGTTACACTAGAGAAATACACAGAGATACTGACCCTAGAATATGGAACTTTATTATTTTCTTTAATGATAAGGATTGGGAAGGTGGGGATTTTGTTATACATAGTTCTGATGCTCTAAGAATATATCCTAGACAAATATTTGGTAGTAGTCTACCAGTTGAACGAGTAGTAGAAGCAAGGAAGAATACTGCTGTATTTTTCTTATCTACTCCAAACTCATATCATTCTGTGTCCAAGCAGTCTAATACCAAGACTCCTAGAAAGTTTATTTATGGTGCGTATACCATGAAGAACGAAAGAGATGTTTTCCGAAAAAGATACAATATGTCATGACAACAATAACAGACTACAACCATCTGCAAAAAACAGAAAACTCCAAACAACTAGCTATTGATTTTGATGGAGTTATACATAAGAACTCAAAGGGTTTTTACGATGGGACTATTTATGATGAACCAATAGAGGGGTCTATACAAGCGGTAAAAGAGTTAGCTGAAAAGTATGACATAGTTATCTTTACGGCAAAAGCGAAACCAGACAGACCTTTAGTGGATGGAAAAACAGGAAAAGAATTAGTAGCAGATTGGCTTGACAAGCATGGTTTATCTGCTTATATAAAAGAGATAACTAGTGAAAAACCCAGAGCCGTTGCGTACATCGACGACAAGGCTATCCAATTTACCTCATGGCAACAAACTATAGGAATTTTAAATGAGCAGCAATAAACTTAACTATCTAGCACCTATCAATAACTCAACTGGATATGGAATTACATCCACCAATATCCTAAAAGCACTAGACCACAAAGATTTATCTAGAAATAATGTTACTGTATTCCCTTTGGGTAATATTGCTGTTGACAATGCCAAAGATCAACAATGGCTCAACAGTCTATTAGAAAAAACCAACAAAGGATGGGATAAAAAAGCACCATGCCTTAAAGTATGGCATCCTCATGATCTGGCCCTAAGTGTCGGCAGAGGTAAATACGGGGCTTTAGTATTTTTTGAATTAGATACTTTAAAACCTATGGAAAAAGTACACTGTAATCAAGTCGATGTGTTGTTTGTTGCAAGTAAGTGGGCCAAGAAGGTGGTAGAGGACAGTGGAGTAACTGTTCCGGTAGTAGTAGCCCCACTAGCTGTAGATACCAATGTGTTTAAAGACCATGAACACCCCAAGGTCTTAACAAAAGATACTTATAAGTTTCTTAATATTGGTAAATGGGAGGTGAGAAAGGGTCATGACTTCTTATTAGAAGCATTTAATGAAGCCTTTGAAGTAGACGATGATGTAGAACTCATCATGGTCAATCAAAACCCTTTCTTAACCCAACAAGAAAATGCAATCTGGGCAAACATGTATCAAAATAGCAAGCTAGGAAAAGCTGGGAAGATTCAGTGTATTGGCAGGCTGCCAACTCACATAGAACTAGCCAAGCTGATTAGAGACTGTGACTGTGGCTTCTTCCCTGCTAGAGCAGAAGGCTGGAATAATGAGATTTTGGAGGTCATGGCACTAAATAAGCCTGTAATTACCACAAATTACTCAGCCCATACAGAATACTGCACAACAGATAATGCACATCTAATAGAGGTGACTAATCTGGTAATAGCAGAAGATGGCAAATTCTTCAATGGTGAAGGAAAATGGGCAGATTTAGGGCAAGAGCAGAAAGATCAGGCTGTAGAACATCTTCGTAAGGTGTATAAAGATAATATCAAGACAAACCCCGCTGGGTTGTCAACAGCCAGTAAATATACATGGTCTAATACAGCTGAAATTATTAAAACGGAGATGTTTAAAGATGTCTGAATCTGAAAAAGTAGCTAAAGATTTCCTAACTCGATTAATGTCTAGTCATGCCACTTTTGACGAAGAGTGGGGCGAGTGGGTAGAAGATATTGTTCTCGGAGAAGTATTTGACGAGGACGGAAAAAGTCTGGGTGCAGAATACCAAGGCAGAAAAGTACAACTTGGTAAACCTTTCCTGACTCCAGATGGGCCAAAGAAAAGAAGTGTTTATGTCAAGAACGATAAGGGCAATGTAGTCAAGGTTAATTTTGGCGATCCAAATATGAAGATCAAAAAGAATGACCCTGCTCGTAGAAAGTCATTTCGTGCCCGACATAATTGCAAGTCGCCCGGCCCACGACATAAAGCCCGATACTGGTCTTGCAAATTCTGGTAAAATAAATGTCTCTAATAGATGATATACAAAAAGCATTAGCTGAGAAGTTGAATGATATAGATAGTCTGAAATATAGAACAGACTTAGAGTATCACCAGACTCCTTATGCAAATATGACCTTTCCAGAACTAGGTGGTATTGACCTTCTTAGTATTGTTCCAATACCTGCTAAAAATTCTAGTCCAGAGACCAGAAAAGAATTAGAGTATGTAGCAAAGGTGGCGAATAATAGAAGCATAGAAGATATTAAGCTAGTATATCTTGTAGATGAAGAACCTTTAGATCTTTTTGAAGTAGAGATAAAGAAAAGTAAACTAGATTTTCCTTATCATAAATTTCAAACGATTTATAACCATGTAGTCACAGCACTTGTAGACCATGCTAAATTTTTCTATAATAGAGCAAGACCATTTCAACTCTCTCCATACTATAATTTAGAAATAGATAGACTGATAACCAGTACTCATCACACACCTTCATATCCTAGCGGACATACGCTATACGGAGCTTTAGCAGGAGCAATTCTAACGGAAAAATACCCTGAAAAAAGAGCTACATTTGAGCAATTAGTGCAAAAAGTAGGCCATGCCCGTGTATTACAAGGTGTACACTATCCTTCAGATAACGATGCGTCCATTAAAATAATGAATAAAATTTACCCTAAACTGAGTGAGTATTATGAGCAACTATAAAAGAATATTATCGGTAGCACAGTCCAATCTTCCATCACAAGAAGAGAGTGTAGATTATCTACAAATTAACATAGAAGCCCTCGCGTCTATGGTAAGTTCCGCACAAAAGGTACTCGCCAGCGTAGAAGAAGAAAATGTAAAAAGCCACTTGACAGAAGCGTGGTTGCAGGGTAAAATAGCAGAAGCACATGAACAAATTGAAATCATTCATGATTTTGTAAAGTTCAATCGTGTAGAAGCCGAAGAAACTAATATCACACCAGCTAGTCTGTGGGAAAACATCAGAAAGAAAAAGCTGCGTGAAGGTAAAAACTATAAGCCTGCTAAACCGGGAGACAAAGCTAGACCAAATAAGGATGCTTGGGACAGAGCAAAGGGAGAACCATCTGATAAACAAAAGAAGGCTCTTGATAAAAACAAAGACGGTAAGATCACCAAGGAAGATTTTGAAATGCTACGAAAGAAGAAATAGAGACAGTTTAGGATTTGATTTACAATTTAACTAAGGATTTTAATTATGGACGACTTTAAGGATATGATTGAGTATATTGATATGGCTAAAAAGACTATCCGGGCATTTTCTAATAAGATATGTCCGGGTATCTGCTCTCAGATGAGCAACAGCGAAGATGCTATTGCAGATATTGCTTATGCTATGATGTGTGCAGATTGGAAATATGATAAGAATAGAAAAGGCAAACATAGCAACAAGTCTAAGACTAGATACTCATATCGTAATCAGTGTGCTATCTGGGCTATTCAAACCTATATTAAGAGACACTTAAAAGGTAAGCCTTTGTACCTTAATAATATGTTAGATAAAGATGATGAAGTTAGTTTTTCTGATCTGATAGAAGACGAAAGTCAGAAAGAACCACTTGATAACGTAATACAAGCAGAAAAAACAGAACTAGAATCACAACTGGTACAAGATATTTTTGATTCTAATTTGTTAACAGAAAATCAAAAAGAAAAGCTAAAATTATATTATCTAGACGGACTTAGTCTAGCACAAATTGGTAAACAGTTTGGAGTTACTAGAGAAGCTATTAGACAAAACATTAAAAACTCTATAGGTAGAATACAGGAGAGTTTTGCATGAAATTATATACTTTAGTGTGTGCGTTTACCGTGAACTATAAGGCTGATCAACCTCTACTTCTGACCGTGAAAGACGAAGTTGATAAACTGCCATTGTTAGAAGCACATCATCCTACTAAATATCAGCATGAATTGTTTCATCAATTAAAAACTTTATTCCTGCCTGACACTATCAAGATTAGTACAGATGTTACCTATAACTATATGGATGTTGCCAATCAATATGCTATAGATTATTGCAAAGAGACTTATGATATAGACGATGATAGTTTGATTGTTACCTATGGTGGAGTCATCAATCACTGGCCTACTCAAGATACTTTCCAATGGTCAAAATATGGAAAGAAAGAACAGTTTCAAGGTTACTCTAGCAGCATGACTTTAAACCTACTACTAGACATGGTTATCTCCAGAGCAAATGTATGAGTTACAGTTACAACAACAACGATATACTTCAAGATATGCACAACTATGGTGCGTGTCTACAGTCAAGGGATATGTTCCTGCATAACATCTTCTCTTCTGATGACGAGAATCCCGGTGTGGAATATCGTATGGCTAATGTGTTCTTAAAAAATTTAAGAATGCTCGAAAGAAAAAACAACGATCCTATAATGATTCACATGAATAGTATCGGCGGCTCTTGGAATGATGGTATGGTTATATACGATGCTATACAAATGTCTAAATGCTATATTAGTATTATAGTTTATGGTCAGGCTGAAAGTATGAGTAGTATTATCTTACAGGCAGCCGATGAGCGTTTGATGACTCAGAATAGTTATTTTATGTCTCACTACGGATCGTCTGCTAGTGAAGGCGATTACTTGAGTAGCATGAATTGGATGCAGTATGAAAAGCATATCTGCGATACTATGCTAGAAATATATGCTGGTAAATGTGTCAAGGGTAAATTTTTCAAAGAAAAATATGTTAGACCTGATATTAAAAAAGTAAAAAACTTTCTATCTAAAAAGCTACAAGATGGAGATTGGTATATGAAAGCAGAAGAAGCTGTATATTACGGTTTTGCAGATAAGGTCGTTAAGTCTATCTAGGTGTAATTTATAGTATGAAGATAGAATTTCAATATACTCAAGAGACTTCATCCAATCAAGAAGTCCTTGCGAAGCTACTAGAGATAAACAACTTTTCTTTTGTTAAAAAGTTTAGTACTATATTTCCATATATTAAATACTTAAAAAACAAATTACCAGAAGACTCCAATATTATACTGTCCTCTATTATTGATTATCCTTGTGGCGTATTACCTACAGACTCAAGACTAGACCTTATAAAACAGTCTATTTCAGATGGGGCTAAGTCTATAGAGGTTGTTATGCCCTCATATCTTATCAACAATAGACAAAATGTTAAGATTAAAAAAGATATAGAAAAGTGTTATGAGTTGTGCAGCCAAAGTGGAGTTAGCTTGCATTATATTTTGGAATACAGGCTATATAATTACTCTTGTTTATCTAGGCTTGTTAAATTTATAATGAATTTTGGCCTTAACGATATATACATTTCCACAGGGTACAGAATTGACGAGATATACGACCATATAATAGCTATGGCTATGATTAGCAAGGAAAATGAAGGGGTCAGGGTCATACCCAACTGCAATATCTATACAGCAGAACACCTTGAAATACTGAGGTCTTCCAATTTGTCCCATTTTAGAGTTAATAGTGTGCCTACTTTGACTTTAATTAGAGAAAAATATCAGATTTAAACAGGTTTTGGGGTAAAGGATGATAGTTCCTATAGCTATAGTAACCCGAACACATTAATTAATGGAGAATTAAAATGGCAACTGAACAACAAGGCGGTGGTGCTGTAACATCATCTAGCACAGTGAACAATGGTGGAACAGCCATTAACGTAGGTACTTCAACTATTCTTGATAACAGAAATGTTGGTTCTTATACCAAGACTGTTTTTGCATCAACACCTATCGACAATGATAGTGCAGACAAGGCTCTTTCTGCTGGTACTTTTGCATTTGACAATCAAACTGGACTTATCATGAGAGTCACCGATTCTCTTGCAACAGTATCCAACACTGTTTTGGTTTCTGCTGCTGATGATGTAGTCAATGCACGAAGCATTAATCAAGTTTCTGGTATTTATCAAACTAATGATACAAGTTCTAGAAGAGATGGTGCATGGAACGCATACAGCGGTGCATACATTCCAGCTTACACTGGTGGCCTAACTGACTTTGGCATCGACGAAGCTGCCAATCCTAGTCGTGGCACTCCCGGTGAACTGGCTTATCTAGATGGAAGTCCTAACCCAACTACTGATGAATATTCTTCTAAGAATACATAATTAGTAGATTAGGTGTAATTAACTAGTGAGAGCCAGAGGTGTGCAGGCATCTCTGGCTTTTATTTTTCAATGCCAACATTAGAAACCATTGGAGTATCAAATGTCAGACCCCTCAGATCCAAATACGCTGGGACATTTTTTTCAAAACTTTACTACGTCTATGCTTAGTATTGTTATTGCCTTAATAGGTTTTTGGACGACCTTTATACGAAATCTCATGACAAGAAAAGAGATTGAGGAAATGATTAAGACTACAGGCGAAAGCAGTCAGTATGCTAAGGATCGTCAGTTTATTTTTGAGCGTTTAAACACCAACAAAGAAATGCAAGACACGTTTGCTAGTGCTCTTGTTAAAAATGGTGAGATTATGAATGAACTGAGAATCCAAATGGCAACTTTAACCAAAACTTTAGAAAACATCGAAAACAGATTTGAACAATAATACAGAAAGGTAAAGCCATGCCATACGAATATGGTGTCGTAAAAATTAAACTAAGAAGAGATACTGCGGCAAATCTCTCCAGTGTAGTTCTTGCAAGTGGCGAGCCAGCATTTGCAACGGATACTTATACTTTAAAAATCGGTAATGGGTCGTCTGCTTTTGCTGCCCTTTCCGCAATCGGTGGAACTGGTGGTGGCGGTGGCGGTGGTGGCGGTTCAAGCACATTTCTTGGACTTAGCGATAGCCCTAGTGCTTTTACCTCGTCAGCAAACAAACTTCTTGCAGTTAATAGTAGTGCTAATGCTATCACTTTTATAGACAATAGTGGTGCTACATCTTTGCAGAGTGGTGACAACATAAGTCTGCTAAATAATGATTCTGGCTTTACTAGTAATGCTGGTGATATTACTGCCGTAACAGCTGGAACTGGTTTAACTGGAGGTGGCAGTACAGGTTCTATTACTATTAATATAGATAATACCGTTGTACAAAGCGGAGATAGTATAACAGTACTAGATAATAACAATACCTATGTCCCTGCGGCTACTCATGCTGGTTTTAATCAGTATGATATTGCTTATTGGAGCAATGCTTCTGCTACCACATTAGCTTCTTCTTTAGGTACTAGATTTGTTATCTATCAAGGTAAAATGGGTGTTGGTAAATCAAATCCAGCATATCAACTAGATGTTGCTAGTACTGGTAATTTTGATGGCCCTGTGTTGGCTGAAAGTTTTGTTAAAGAAAGCGGAACATCTTCTCAATTTTTAAAGGCTGATGGTAGTGTTGACAGTTCAACTTATATTACAGGTGCTACAACAGAACTTAGTGATGATACTAGCCCAGTATTAGGTGGCAATTTGGATGTAGGTGGAAATGATATTATCAGTAGTTCTAACGGTAATATTGATTTCAACCCAAATGGTAATGGTCAAGTTGTATTTAAAGGCAACCCCGCTGGTAATGGTGCTGGACAGTTTGTTTTGAATTGTGAATTTAACAGTCACGGAATAGTTATTAAAGGCCCACCTCATAGTGCTGGTGCAGATTACACTTTAACTCTTCCTGATGATGTTGGTACTGCTGATCAAAACTTAACAACTGATGGTAGCGGTAATTTAAGCTGGACAACTCCTAGTGGTGGCGGTGGCGGCGGCGGTGGTATTGCTAGTGATACTGGAACTGCTGGTGGCGGCTCTGCTATTGCAAATATGGTAACAATCGGTGCTGCTGCTTATAGTGGACTAACTCCTAATGCTGGAACTTTATATTTTATAACAGGAGCATAATGTGTCTGAAGCTAATAAAAAACTGTATGATAAAATTATAAACTCTGTTGATTTATCTATAGACAATATTCCTGAAGCTGGTTTTGCGTTAGGATATCCTTACTTCGGTGGCAATAAAACTACTTTATTGAAACACGGAGGTAATGATGTTACTAGGGTTAAAAGGTGTGAAGATACAATATTTGTCCCCGGTCAGGGTGAATTTGAAGCTACTGTTTTAATCATCGGTGGTGGTGGAGGCGGTGGCACTGGAATTGGAGGAGGCGGTGGTGGTGCTGGTGGACACAGGGCATTTACAAAGAAATTTTATACTAGTATAGCCTACCCCGTAACTGTTGGTGCTGGTGGTTCTGCTTCATCTGATGGAAGTGATTCTTCTATAGAAAAAATAGCAACTGGTGGTGGTGCTGGTGGTAGCCAAGCTGATGGCAACGGAAATGATGGAGGTTCTGGAGGCGGTGGAGGAGGCAACTTTTCAAGAGTGTCTGGTTCTTCTACAGTTTCTCCTAGATGTAATGGATCATCACAAGGTAATGATGGAGGCACTGGAGGCAATCCATTTGCTCAGAGTGCAGGCGGCGGTGGTTCTGCTGCTGCTGGTCAAGACGGTTCTTATGGAGGTAGTACAGACGGAGCAGGAGGTAACGGAACAGCTAGTACAATTACTGGCTCTAGCGTGACAAGAGCAGGAGGTGGAGGCGGTGGATGTACTTCCGCTGGCTTCGGCCAGCCTGCTCGGCCCGGTGCTGGAGGGTCTGGTGGAGGCGGCGATGGCGGCTCTGGAAATCAATCTAATGACGCTTCTGGTGCTGCTGGAAGTAATGGTTCAGCTAGCACAGGTAGCGGTGGTGGAGGTGGAGCATATTATAAAGCCTCTCCTAGTGGAAGTAATGTAAGTGGTACTGGTGGTAATGGTGGTTCTGGAATTGTCATTATTAAAATCCCCGATACATACACTGTAACAATAGGTTCTGGTTTAACAAGATCAATAACAACTTCTGGCGGATTCAGGATTATTCAATTTACCGCTGGTACAGATACAATAACTTTTTCATTAGCATAGGAATATAACATGGCACATTACGCTTTTCTAGATGAAAACAATATAGTAATAAATGTAATAGTTGGCAAAGATGAAGGAGAGACTGATTGGGAAGCATACTACGCTGATAAAACAGGTCAAACCTGCAAAAGGACATCCTACAATACTCATGCTGGAGAACACAGACTAGGTGGAACTCCTTTTAGAAAAAATTATGCAGGAATAGGTTATATTTACGACCCTGCAAGAGATGCCTTTTTGCCTCCTCCTCCCTATAATAGTTGGGTAGTAAATGAAGATACTTGTCAATGGGTTGCACCAGAACCACAGCCAAATGATGGTCAGGTGTATATATGGGATGAAGACACTATAAGCTGGAAATTAGCAACACAATAAGGAATAGATTATGCCAATATCTGGATATCTAGTTAGTGGAGATAATATAAGTCTCTTAACTAACGATGCAAACTATATAGTTAGCGGTGCTCCACTAAGTAATTTAACTAATGATGTTAATTATGTGATTAGTAATACAGGACAAGCTAATGGTGGCACAGCAGTTACAAATGTAGTTAGTATTAGTCAGGTAGATTATGATGCAATGGATCCTGCTGACAAGGTTGCTGGCACACTTTATATTGTCCCTGCTTCACAAACAGGGTGTACTCCATGTGAAGAAGGTGGTTCTTGTTCGGGTAGTTATTATGCTTTCAACATGATGCCAGAAGGTTATGCTCAAGAAGATGGTGAATATGTTGGTTTAGCTATGAGTAGTGTTCCTACTGGTTTTTTAACAAGCACTCAAGATTGGTGGCTTGCTTTTAGAATTGGTAGTATAGGAAATAGAGATGAACAAGCATGGACTATTGTTGATGGTGGTGCTCAACGTGGTGTTTCTTGGAGGCCCAATGGACAATACTTCGGATTAAATCAATCATTTTCATTTTTAATTAGTGCTGCTACAGGAACTCCAGCCTCTAGTAATCAGTGGTTTATATATCAGTGGGACGATAGTTCCGGCAGAGCAGATGCTTGGGTAGGAGGCGTTAGAGAACTAAACCAAAGCGTAATTGGTACTCCCCCTAGCACAGATACTACATCAGCAAGTTGGTTTAGAACTGTATACAGTAGTAATTACAATTATAATTGGCAAGGGTCGATATCAAATATAATGATGGGTACAGGAGCAGTTCTTACCAATAGTGAAGCACAGAGCATAACAGCAGATATGATTACATTTACTGGGTTGCCAGCATCAGTTCAATCAAAAGCTACTAACGCATGGTCATTCTCAAAACAAGGAATAGTTATTGACACAGGAAGTATCTCACTAACTCCTGAAACAGGTGGTGGAAAAGCTGGCTTTGAATATATCAAAGGTCTATATGAAGCTCCTCTTGCTATCTTTAATGACGCAAGTGTTTCTGTTGAAACAGGAACATTTACAACAACACAACTTTCTAGCTCTGTTACTAATCCCGGCAGTCTGTCTCTAACATACAGTAAGCTGAGTGGAGTATCATGGGCTTCTGCACCTGATAGCACTGGAGCCATTACTCTAAATACTACAGGTATTGCACTGGGTAGTTATTCTGGTTTTTATAGAATTACAGATGGAGATGCCAATACCAGTGATATGACTCTGACAATAACGACCACATCAAGTCCTACATTCTTCTCAGAAGATTGGGAAAGTGGAACTAACGGATGGACTTTACTAGATGATTCTGCTACAGTCAACCAATGGGAAGTTGGAACAGCAGCATACAATTCTGGTACTCAAGGAGCCTACATTAGTAATGATGGTGGTACAACTAATGCCTATACCAATACTGATGCAGGACAATGCCATCTTTATAAATCCTTTACCAGCCCATCAGATATTAGTGCAGGCGTAACTCTAAGATGGGATTGGAAGGGAGTAGGAGAAAGCGGTTGGGATAATATGAAAGTATATATCGCTGCCTCCGGTACTACTCCTGTAGCTGGATCAGATGTATCTTCGATGTATCGTATTGGTATGTATTATGCTGGTGCTGGTAGTTACACGACTACAACAGCAAGTGTCAGTAGTTACGTTTCATCAGCAAATACCGAATATGTGCTGATATTCTCGTGGAAAAACGATACTAGTGGAGGCTCCAATCCTCCAGTTGCCATAGACAATATCTTTATCTATACCAACTAATTGGTGTATGTATAAGGTGAATATATTCACTTACCCATGAGGAAGAAAAATGGCTATTTCTACAACAGATGTAATCACTCCTGCAAACACTGGTTCTGATAATATTAGCAACGGCAATGCTATTGTTCAGGTTCAAGCAGGTGGTCTTACTCAAGTTCTTAATACTGATTCTTATGTGACTAATCCAACATTTACCGGAGTAGAAGCTAAGTACACAGATAGATTTGACCAAATCGCATACTACAATACTGTCAGTGGAATTGATGGTGGTGGTGCATGACTTACAAACCGGGGTATCGCACTTCGGAGTTCTGGTTTACATTGGTCAGCTTTTTAATAAGTGGGCTATTTTTATTCGGAATAATTAAAGACGACAGCACCAAAGACGAACTGATTGGTGTTGTCACCCACGCTGTAGAAAGTATTATCCTAATTGTTGGTCAGTTTGGTATTTTTTATAAATATTTATCTAACAGAAATAAATACAATAAAGACTACAACAGAGAGCAACAAGAACAATACGATACGATAGGAAGAGAATTGGAAGACTATGTTGGAGTTGACACATACTCTCAACAGATTAATATAAATGAAGCGAGCTTAGGCAAGCTAATACAACTGCCACACATAGGGCCAGCTTTAGCTAAAAAAATCTTGGATTATAGAGTAGAGAACGGATTCTTTCAAGATATTGCAGATCTCAGGTTCGTTAATGGTATTGGCGAGCAAACTTACAAAGATATAGAACAATACATTACAGTAGGAGAATAAGATGACTACCCGTGAAAAAGTAAAAGCAGAAATTGATAAGCTAATATCAGCTAGTAAAGAATCTTTAGGAGAAATAAAATCGTTTGCTATTTCAGAAGCATGGAAAATTTTACAGCTTTTGACAGCAACCGTTATTCAAGTAATAGAAAATATTGCCACAGACCTTGCTGGTGAAGAAAAGAAACAACTAGCTATGGAATTGATTGGTGAATTTTACGATGCTATTTTTGATCGTATCGACCTTCCCATCCTTCCTTCTGCTTTAGAATCTTTATTGCACGAATATATCAAGAGAATTTTAATGTTGCTTGTAGATTCGGCTATTGATGCTATGGTAGCGACCTTTAAGGATGTTGGAGTATTTGATATCGCTTCTGTTTCATCAGAAGGCGAAACTAAACAACAACCAGTAGAAGACTGCGTAAATGACTTTATAAAACATATCACAGAAATAGCGAGGGTAGATAAATGAAAGAAGCACTAGATAATTTTGGGGCAGGACTTAGTACTACAGATGTTATGCTTTATGTTGGCGTAGCAGTAGTAGTTTACGTCTTATTTCAAGATAAAATTAATGCTGGACTTAAAACAGTATTAGAAAAAATTAAGAAAGTTAAGGCTCCAGAACTTCCTATTGATACTGGGCTTTTTGATAATGACCCAGTAACTCAGGACGATATTTTCTTTGATCTTATTAAGAGTTGGAAACAAACTAGAGACTTAGCAGAAGCCTATGGTGCAGATAAAGCTGTTGAAATCGCTGATGAAATGTTTCCCCACTTAGTCCCAAAGGATGAACAAGATGAGCAAGAGTAGCTGGTTAGTAGTAGGCATAGCCCTAATTTGTTTCAGTCTATATAGTAATAATTCTATTAGAGTACCTACCTTTCCTCTTAGTCCCGTTCAGGAAACTCTGAATATTCCAGAACCTAACGACGAACTAAAAGGGTTGGTAGAGCCAGTAGTAGAAGCACTACAGAATGGTAGTTCTGATAGATCAACAGACGGATACAGATTAGCAACACTATATAAAGATATGGCTATCCTGATTTCAGTAGATAAAGATATATTAAAGTCTACAGAGTCAATTAGACAGGCTAATATTCTCTCTGCACAACTATTACAAATCGACCTCAAAGGGAAGTATGATGGTCTTGCAGCAGCGGCAAATAATCTGTTTAGAAGTTATGTCTCTGAAGATTCTGTACCTTTAGATGACGAACTCAGAAAGAAGTCAACGGAGGCTTTTAACGCATTAGCATGGGGCTTTTTAGAAGGTAGCAAGTAATGAGATTTACACCACAAAAATTGTTTGAAGCATATCGTCAGGGCTTTAGTGGATGTCTTTACGAACCTCATATAACTGAGGAACTAATAGAGACTTCTAAGTATGGTTACTTTAAAGATGGGGCTAAACGTATTGCTGGCAGTGGGAAGGGTAAACTATCTACTCCTTTTAAATCTGCATTAGAGTTTGATAAAAACTGTTATATTGAAAGGCAGACCACAGGAGACTGTGTGAGCCATGCTACCCGTAACGCATGTGATGTCACAAGAGCAGTAGAAATACATGTAAAGGGAGACAGAGAAAGCTGGGTTGCAAGAGGTGCAACTGAAGCTATATATGGTTGTCGTGGTCATGGTGGACAGGGTATGAGTTGTAGTCGTGCTGCTACTTTTGTTAGTCAAACTGGTGGTATTCTAGTTCGTAAAAACTATCCCGGTGTTGCAGACTTTAGTAAATACAATAGCAGTGTAGGAACAAGATGGGGTTCTAGAGGTTTACCAGATAAAGTTATTGACAAAGCAGATGATCATCAGGTTAAGACAGCATCTTTAATCAAAACAGTAGAAGAAGCAAGAGATGCTCTTGCAAATGGGTATGGATTAAGTGTGTGTAGTAATTATGGATTCAGTAATAAGCGTAGTGCTAAGGGATTTGCTCGTAAAAGTGGGTCATGGGCTCATGCGATGGCATGGACGGCTTGTGATGATACTGGTAGTGAGCCAGCCTTTCTTGTCCAGAACAGCTGTGGTAAATGGAACTCTGGAGGCCATCCAGATTGGGGTAATATCCCAGATGGTAGTTTTTTAATACACGCTGATGTGGCCGCTGCTATGTTAAGACAGAATGGGGCGTATGCCTTTAGTGATTTTAATGGATTCCCTCCACAAAAACTTCCTGATTATGGATTTGACTCGTATCTCTGAGGTGTAATATGAAATTTTTAGATAAAGTAGCATTAAATAGTCTTATAAAAACCATTACTAATTTTATATTAGCAATTTTAAAAATGTTTGCTCCAAACCAAACAACAGACAAATCTAGAAGACCGTTAAGAGACTTACTCGATAAATGGAGAAAATAAATGAAACCCGTCGTCACTACCCTTGTAATGCTGGCAGTCGTAACTTCAGTTAATCTAGAAAAAATATCTCCTACCGCAGCAGTCTGTTTAATAGGTGGCGTAATGGCTACTGACGGAGATGAAGTGGCTGTCAAGTACAAAAGAAAAAACTGTCCAGTATGCAAGGGTAAGGGTTGGTATATTAGCGGTGACGGTATCGCTAAAGTAGAATGTGGTTATTGTGAACCAGAAAAAGGTCAACAGGCCACAGAAGAACCTAAAGACGACTGTTGCAAAACTGAAATCATTATGGAACAATGATACATTTTATTTGTTCGTATTTTAACTTTGGTAATTCTACTAAAATAAAGAACAACTACATAAAGTTTAGACGTAACTTTAAATATCCTATCACAACTATAGAACTGGCTCTGCCAGATCAACAATTCTTTATTCACGATAGCATTAAGCTGGCTGTAGATTATAATAATATACTATGGCAAAAAGAGAGGTGCTTAAATTTAGCTATAGAAGAATCTAAAAGAGGCACTGATGCTATCGCTTGGATAGACACAGATGTTATCTTCGACAATCCTAATCTTCTAAGAGATACTGAAAAAGCATTAGAGAAATGGAAAGTTGTGCAGATGTTTGAAAAGGTTTATGAAAGCCCCACAGTCAATGACTTTTTTAATAATTATAGCTTAGGAAAGCAAATGGTCGATGAACTAGAAATCAGCTATCCTAATATTGGTTTGGCTTGGGCTTTTAGAAGAGATGTTCTTGTGGACGATAAATTATATGATCTTGACCCAGTAGGAAATTCAGATGTTTTACAGCTTATGGCATGGTTAGGGAAGTGGGACAACTCATGTATCCTGAACCTTCTGCCACAATATAGAAAAGAGTTTCTGATTTGGGCTTGGAATAGCTATCAAAATGTACAATCAGACATAGGGTATGTTAAAGGCTCATTAGAGCATATATATCATGGTAAACAACAAGACAGAAGATATCGTCCCAGAAATCAAATATTAATAGACAATAACTATGTCCCTTCAAAAGATCTACGGATGGATCATAATAAGCTATATACTCTGCCGTACTGTCCTCAGATGGTAGAAGATATTAGGCAGTATTTTAATCTTCGCTCACAGAGCGAATGATGGTGTATTTATAATTGTTTCATCCTCTTTCTAATGGGTATTATTATGAGTAGTGTTGATGTTAAAAAGTATGTTGCGGAAAAAATTCTATCCAAAACATCTATAGACCCTGATCAAAAGTTCGGTAGTATTATTGCTCTTTTAATGGTTATCAGTATCTGTATTACTGCCATTAGAGTAGTTCAAGAATGCGAAAAGAAAAGAACGAAAGATTTTAGTTGCGAAGATCGCTGTACATATTTTACAGAAAAGTTTAAATATCTTGGATTAAAGAGAGGTTGGTTCAGTCTATTGAGACTTAAAAAAATCATTAGACAACACATGGATATTGAAGACTATAGAGAGTACAAGAACGAATTAGCAGAGGCTATTTTAGACACTAGTGTCACACTAACAGAAGCAGAAACACACGTTTTTATGGAGGCAGCAGATAATGTTTAGTATTTTAATATGGTGCGTATACGGAATCATAGTAGGGTCTATTGCTAAAAGCATTGTACCCGGTGAAGAAAGATTTGGATTTTTTCAAACTATTGCATTGGGTGTAGCTGGCTCGTACATGGGAGGTGCTGTAGCTTACTTACTAGGGATGGAAAGTTCAGTTAGCCCCGGTGGGATTATATTAGGAATTGGTGGCGGCGTTGTCGCTTTGATTTTATACAATAAAATAGTTAATAAATAAGACAACTAAGGATTTACAATGAATTTAATTCAATGTTACCACCCTGATTTCAGTGGTGGAATAGGAGATTTTCTACGAGGTGCTTGCTATCTAAACAAGCTCGCAACAGAACAAGGATGGAAGTTCTATCTAGATTGGCAACATCATCAAATCGGAAGATACATAAGTAATGGAGATGTAGAACTGCCTGATTATAATAAGTCTCATGTTTTAGATTTTGAAATGTTATCATTAAGTATGCATGAAGACATACCTATGAAAGATAGGTATGAGACAATCATCAAAAGAATATGCGACAATGTAGATTCTAATAGTGATGATACTATAGCTGTTTCTTCATTCTATTTACCAGACCTATACGAAAAACATCCTCTGCAAGCTACAGTAGAATATCCGCTATCTCCTCTAGAGAAAGAATATCTACAATCACAAATTTGTATGTCTAAAGAAATAATAAATATATATAGTTTGAGAAATACATGGAATGAACCTCAATACGCCTTTAGAAGTCCTCACAGAAAAAAATATGCCACTGTACACTTCAGGATTGGAGACAAAGAAACCTTACCTTATTTAGATAACTACTGGAATGACTTAGACCCAAAGATTCAAAATAACTATAATTTTCAACAGCCTAAACACGACTTTGAAGATATGTATACATTACTAATCAAACACATGAATCATGATGAATACGATCATCTTGTGTTGCTTTCGGACTCTAATGACTTCAAAGAGTTTGTTGCAGAAAAGAAAAATGCAGATATTTTTATTGTACATAATGAGAGTCGTCACACTTCATCAAAACCCGGACTATTAAGATCAACTCCTTATTTTGGATCACCTTTAACTAGGTTAGAGTTAGAGTCTTTATGTATAGATATAGAGACAATTCTGTGTGCAAAGAAAAATTATTCATATAGTACTTACATTTGGGGTTCTGGATTTAGTGTGTGGCTTAGTAAAATTTTTAATGTGCCTTTTGAGGCTTACCATTTAACATGATGTATAAAGCTAATATAGTACAAACATTTATCTCTGCACTAGGGGCTAAGTCATATTTAGAAATAGGTACTCATAGAGGACAAACATTTTTTGATATTATCGCAAAACATAAAGTTGGAATAGACCCTATGGCCCCAAGACTATTTCCAATCAAGGGTATTACTAGGAATAATTCTGATGATTTTTTTGCGGAAAATAAGAAAACTTTTGATGTTATATTAATTGATGGACTACACTATGCTGAACAAGCTAAAAAAGATATTGAGAATGCTTTAGCCATCCTTAATTCAAAGGGAGTAATTGTAGTTGCTGACTTGTTGCCACCTAGAGAACATTATCAAGTTGTGCCTCCTGAACTTAATACTATACAATGGACAGGGGATACTTGGAAAACTTGGGTAAGGCTCAGAGAAACTAGAGAAGATTTAAGCATGTTTGTGGTTGACGCTGATCTTGGTTGTGGTATTATAACTGTAGGTAGTCAGGATTTATTAGAGAACGACAAAGAATTAAATTGGGAAAATTTTGATCGTTACAAACAACAATGGATGAACATAATTTCAGAACAGGATTTTTCAGACAGATATGAAACCAGCATGGATAGATTATTTTCTTGCGACCGCGAAGCTAGTCAGTAGTCGTAGTCACGACATACATACCCAACACGGATGCGTAATTACAGATAAACAACACAGAATTTTAGGAGTAGGCTACAATGGTTTTCCTAAAGGTATGTGTGATAAAACACTCCCCACTAACCGACCAGACAAATATCATTGGATGATACATGCAGAAAGAAACGCATTATCAAATTGTGTCATAAGACCAGATGGAGGTATTGCATATATTACAGGACAACCATGTAATGACTGCATCATGGCATTGTGGCAAGAAGGAATTGTAGAAGTGCATATTATTGATGGTCATGGGACAAAACTATTTGACCAAGAAGCCAAAAACAGGTTTGATTTATTTATAAAGCAAACAGGTATGAAAATCTACAAACATACACCAAATTTTTCTTGGATCAAGGAAATTAACTGGGAATAGTTTTACTTATGAGCAATTATATTAGGTGTATTACAGTACATAGCAATTATCATTCTTCCGGCCCTTTTTACTCTAACCAGTGATTTATCCTCTATGAACAAATCATCTTTTACGGGCCACAGCATTTATTAGAAAGTTTTAAGGAGATAGTATGTCGTCGTTAAATGAATTACAAAATTATACTTTTGTTAGCAAGTATGCAAGATGGATCGAAAGTGAAAACCGCAGAGAAACTTGGAAAGAGGCTGTAGATCGTGTGAAAAACATGATGCACACCCACTACTCTGAGGTAGGGGTAACTGACGACATAAATTGGGCGTATGACCTTATGCTTAAAAAGAAAGTACTAGGAAGTCAAAGAGCATTACAATTCGGTGGAGAGCCAATCCTGAAGCGTCATGCAAAGATATATAACTGTACCAGTGCTTACTGTGATCGTCTAAGATTTTTTCAAGAATGTTTCTGGCTGCTACTATGTGGTAGTGGTACAGGGTTTAGTGTTCAAAAACATCATGTCGCCAAGCTGCCAAATTTAAGCCAAAATAAAAAAGATAAACGCAAAGGTGTAAAACATAAGATAGAGGATAGTATTGAGGGCTGGGCAGATGCTCTAGGTATTCTTCTTAGTTCCTACTTTAATAAACCTGCTGAACCTAAATGGGCAGATTTTAAAGATCAACACATTACATTTGACTATAGCAATATCAGAGAAAAAGGTTCTCAGTTATCCTCTGGGGTCGGAAAGGCTCCCGGCCCAGAACCATTGCAAAATGGGCTAGAAAAAATTAGAGAACTATTAGATGGGTGTGTTGAAAATGAGCAGAAGAAACTCAGACCGATTGATGCTTATGATATTATTATGCATTCAAGCGATGCTGTATTATCTGGTGGTGTTCGCAGAAGTGCGTCATTAGCATTGTTTAGTCCTGAAGACGAAGAAATGGCAAAAGCTAAAACAGGCAACTGGTATATAGATAATCCTCAACGTGCCAGAAGCAATAACTCAGCATTGCTGCTAAAAGACGAAACAACATACGAACAATTTGCAGAACTCATGGAGTCTGTCAAAGAGTTTGGAGAACCGGGATTTATCTGGAGTGATTCTACAGAGATGACATTTAACCCCTGTGTAGAAGTCGGCATGTGGCCTGTAGATGAAGCAACTGGAAAGTCAGGATGGCAGGGCTGTAACCTTTCTACTATTAATTGTTCTTCTATTGCTGATGCAGAAGACTTTTATGAAAGATGCCGTGCTGCTGCAATTATCGGAACACTACAAGCAGGCTTTACTAATCTAGAATATCTAGGCAAAACAACTAATGCTATTTTTGAAAGAGAAGCATTGTTAGGAGTTTCTCTTACTGGCATTATGGAAAAGCACGAACTTGTGTTGACAGAACAGGTGTTAAAGAAGGGTGCTAAGATTGCTGTAGATACAAATAAAGAACTAGCTAAAAAGATTGAGATAAATCAGGCCGCTAGAGTTACCTGTCTAAAGCCAGAAGGAACATCTAGTGCTATGCTAGGTACAAGTTCAGGTATTCATCCCCATCATGCCAAGAGATATATTAGGCATGTTCAGGCTAATACTCTCGAAGCACCGTTTCAACACTTTAAGAGTTATAATCCACAGGCATGTGAGAAGTCATCATGGTCTGCTAATGATACTGATGAGGTAATCAAATTCCCTGTAGAAGTGCCAGATGGGTCTAAACTTAAAAATCAATTACCTGCTGTAGAAATGTTGGGCGTAGTAAAAGATGCTCAAAGAAACTGGGTACACTCTGGGAAAAATAGGGCATTATGCACACAAGATTTTTTAAGTCATAATGTTAGTAATACTGTTACTGTGCAGCCTGACGAATGGGAGGCTGTTACCAAATTTATTTATAATAATCGTAAATACTTTGCAGGAATTAGCCTAATCCCTTTAAGTGGAGATAAAGATTATCCACAGGCTCCATTTACTGCTGTGCTTACTAGTCGTGAGATTGTTAAAGAATACGGAGATGCTGGGCTGTGGTGTTCAGGTCTTATTGAACTAGGCTTAAATGCCTTCAATAATAATCTCTGGGCTGCTTGTGACTATATCACATTAAACCAAGAAACAGATAAAGATAGTGAAGACAAAAAACTATTTGCTTTAAAGATGAGGAGGTTTGCTAAAAAGTATTTTGACGAAGATATGAAAAGGTTGACCTATTGTATGAAAGACGTATATAATTGGAAAATTTATACAGACTTGTATGATAGCTTTACCAAAGTAGATTATACACAACTATTAGAGACAGAGGACAATACCGTAGGGATAGAAGAAATTAGTTGTGCAGGTGGTGCATGTCTAATATAAACCCCTTGAAAGGTAGAAATTTTGAAAAAGAAAAGAAAACGAAAGGGCCAAATCCATGTGGGTTCCCCACAGATTGTTAAACCCGAAGAAATCGTAGTTGGTTTTAAAAACAGATTAAAACCTCGTACTATTAACCAAAAAGATTATATTCGTGCTGTAGCTGAGAACACCATTACATTTGCTCAAGGTGTGGCAGGAAGTGGTAAAACACATATTGCTGTTGGCATGGCTTTAGAATATCTTCTTGATTTTAAAGTAGAAAAAGTTGTCATTACTAGACCAGTAGTGGAAGCTGGAGAAAAACTGGGTTTCTTACCGGGAACAGCAGAAGAAAAACTCCATCCATATTTACTACCTCTGTTTGATGAGATTAATTATTTTCTTTCACAACAACATCGTTCCAGTTTACAGAATAAACATCAGATAGAAATAGTCCCTTTGGGATTGATGAGAGGTCGTAGTTTTCATGATGCTTTTATCGTAGCAGATGAATGTCAGAATGCTTCATACGACCAGCTTAAAATGCTACTGACTAGAATAGGCATGAGAAGTAAAATGGTTCTTACTGGTGATACAGAACAATCAGACTTAGAACAGAGAAGACAAGGTGGATTTGCTACTATAATTGACCGTCTGCAAGATACTCATAATATCGGGTTCACACATTTAGAGAATGTTGACATTTTGAGAAATCCAATTATTGCGGACATTGTGAATAAACTACAATGAATCATCAAAACTGTTTAGTATTAAATGCTGACTATACTCCTATGGGGATTATAGATTGGAAAAAGGCTATGGTATGGTCTTTTAGATATACCCATGAACATAATCCTAGTATAGAAATCATAGAGTGGCATAATCAAGATAAGGTTATTAGCTCTACAGGGCCAGTAAAAATCCCTTCTGTTGTCCGTACTATAAAGTATTTTAGGATGTATAATAAGGCAGTTAATTTTTGCAGAAAGAACGTGTTTATTAGAGATGATTTTACATGCCAATATTGCCATAGCCAATTCCCTGTGGGCAAATTGACATACGATCATGTGATACCGAAATCCAAATGGAGAGAACATAGTAGTCCTACATCTTGGACAAATATCGTCACATGCTGCATAAAATGCAATTTAAGAAAGTCTGATAAAACCCCTGAACAAGCCAATATGCCACTGAAAAGACAACCTATTGCACCACAAAAATCATTTAAGTACTTGCCACTTGCCTATCAGCTGCATACTATACTAAAGGAATTGCCAGAACAGTGGGTCACATATATAGGAGATGTCAGGAAATAATGCCGACTTATAGTTATTACTGTGAAAAATGTGAAGAAAGTTTTGAGAAGTTTTTCTATATCAGTAATTATAAAGAACGAGTGAGATGTCCAGAATGTCAGAAGACTTGTCAAAGAGACTACGATGATATTCTTACACAATCTGCATCTATAAAGAAAGCAGATAGTGAACTTAAAACTATTGGCGATCTAGCTAATAGGAATAGAGATAAACTATCTGTGGATGAACGAATAGCATTAGATAAAAAACATAACGAATACAAGGATACGGAATTGGAAAAAGAGTTGCCTAAAGGCATGTCTAAAATGAAGAAACCTAAGAATAAAATAAAGTGGAGATAATTATGTCAGATGATTTAGATTTTACATTGGATCAATCCAAGAAAGAAACTGTCTCGCATGAAGACGAGTTCTATACCCTGTTTGGTATAGAAGATTATGTAGACGACAACGGTAATACTAGACAAACTCAACAAGGCAAGAAAACGTATGCTAAACGTGTAGACGGCAAATGTCTTGTTAAGATAGGTATAGACGGAAGAGCATATAACCCTCTTGGTTTATATTCTGAAGGTCATGCAAATAAAACATTAGCTAAAGTAGGAAAAGGTCAATATAACTTCAAAAGGGTAAATCCAAAAGTATTTGATCTGTATGTTTCTTTTCTAAGAACTAAAAATATCGCGTGGTTAAACAATGCAAATAGGGAGTTATTATGAGATTAAATAAATCGCAAAAGTATGCTATTCAGTGGATGGTTTCTCAAGGCCATGATGTAACTCAGATTGTAAAGGAACTAAAGATTCCTGTTGATGCTGTGAATAAATTTATTGAGAAAAACTGTAAGCCTAATGATGATAATACAGTCAAGACTACATCATCAAGAGTAAAGGCATCGGACTTAATGATACATAAGACAGCAGAAAAAGGAACAAAGAATGTAGCGGTTATGACTAAAGAGGCATCTGAAGTAGCAGACAATTTTAAGAAGAATGTCCCTACTCAATCTCATCGTCATAGTGACGCTATTCACAGGATACATGAATAAATACGACTCAAAGTACTCTAACGGTAAAAAGGTTAGTGCTGCACAGTATATTACAGAGATAATATGTGAACACTACGCCAAGAAAAATAAGCTAGACTTATACTATAGGTTTTGGACTCATAAAGATTGGGCCACATTCTATAGGGGTCAAATAGGCACTGCAAATAAACTATTAAAGAAGTACGATTGCAAGGCTATCATAAGGGCTTTAAATAATCCGAAAAGTACAAGAATTTATTCCTTGAGAGCCCCTCATCTAGCTGCTATTATAGAGAGCGAGGAAAGCAAGCTAGAAAGAGAAAATAAAAACCTGACAAAACAGTACGAACGTAAGAATGAGAAGTTTAAGAAAAGCACAGGCAAGAAAAACATCATATCAAAATTGAAGGACTTAGAATGACAATGACAAAAGAAAAACCAAAAGCAACAAAAAAGCCAAAAACTTTATCCACAGACTTAGAAAAAACTTTTGGTGCTGATATTTTAATGTCTGGAAATGCTATTAAGGAAAAGGTAGTACAGACCATCCCACTTAGTCCTGCACTAGATATGATCTTACATGGTGGAGTTCCAGAAGGTAGCTTTGTGGTGCTTACAGGACAACCTAAATGTGGCAAGACTGTCACATCTTTAAGTTTAGCTGCTGTAGCTTTAGATCCTAAATATCAGGGAGATCTAGAAAAGCCTAGACATTGCTACTATCTGAATATAGAAGGACGACTTAAAAAGAGAGACATAGAAGGTATTAAGGGTTTAGATTTAGATAGGTTTACTTTGATAGGTTCTACGCAAGGTAAAATTCTACACGCAGAAGAATACTTACAGATTGCAGAAAGAATTATCAATGAAGAACCGGGAAGTATTGTTATCATTGACTCGTATTCTGCTTTATGTACAGAAGCAGAAATTACATCTGATATGAATAAAATGCAACGAGCAGACGGAGCAAAACTACTTGCTAAATTCTGTAGAAAGGTTGCCAATGTTATTCCTGTAAATAAGAATATTGTTATCGGTATCACACACCTGATGGGTAATCCTACAGGATATGGTGCAGAGTTTAAGGAAAAGTCTGGTCAAGCTATTGCATATCAAACAGATATTAAACTACGGGCTAAAAGATTTGCACCTCTACTAGTAGGTAAGGAAAATGCACAAATAGGACAAGAAGTAGAATGGCAAGTCGTATGTTCTGCTCTTGGGCCACCGGGAGCAACTACTACCAGCTACATTAGATATGGAGAAGGTATTGACAAGAGTATGGAATTATTTAATATGTGTGTAGACGTTGGGTTGATTGCACAGGCTGGTGCTTGGTATACCTTTGAAACTGTAGAGGGTAATCCTAAATTTCAAGGTGCTGAGAAGGCTAGAGAACATTTAATAAATAACCCTGACGTATATGATGCACTATTAAAAGAGATTAATGAAGCATTAGGTTTGTAATGGATATTATTGATTTAGACGACAACATTAGGAAATGGTCATTAAAAGGATATGTCTCTAAGGCTTCAGCTACCAATAAGTCTAGCCATCACATCAATGCTAGAAAGCTGCTGCACAAGATATATCCCACACTTCAAATATTAGAAGAGGTATCCATACCTATCAACAGAAAAGAAACATTATATTTGGACTTTTACATACCGATGATTAAGAAATGTATAGAAGTACATGGTGAACAACACTATAAATTTATCCCGTTTTACCATACTAATAAACTAAACTTTCTAAAAGCCAAAAAGAAAGATAGGCAAAAAGCAGAGTGGTGTGAAAAAAATTCTATAACATATATTGAGTTACCGTATAACTTATTAGAGGAATGGGAAGAAAGATTAGGATGAATACTAAAGACAGAGTTAAAGAATGGGATGATGTTCTTGATGAATATGAAAAAGGTATAGGTTTACCTAAATATAATGGTGGTCAGTTTACAAACTCTGAACTAGAACATTATTTTTCTATGGATAGAAAAGTACTAGAATCTATGACTCCACAAGACTGTGGAGAAATAGCATACAGATTAGGACAGTTTAGCTTTCATGTTCAAAGAAGTCTCAACAGAGAATTAGCTAGGGTAAATTGGGCAGAAGAGAATATTAAAGAAGCTATTGCAGATGAACTAAATTCATATAAAGGATATGGATATATAGAAAAATCATCACAAGCAATTAAACATAACGACAATGCTAATGCTTTGAATAAAATTAAGAAATATGCAAAAATGAGAGCAGACAGGCTGCAATATACAGCCACTAGTGTAAAAAACCTATCAGACATTTTACTGAATATTCAGAGGAGTAAATTGAAACATGAGCAATAAGAAAGAAACAATAGAACAGATTGTTGATCTTCTTAGGTCTTTGGTAGATGATGAACCAGAAACTGAAGAGGTCAAGCCTGCTAAAAAGAGACAAACAAAGAAAAAGACTATTCGTAAGAAGTCTAGCACAGCAAGAAACAGAAAGACAACATCAACTAAGACGACTTCTATTAACAAGTTTGATAGTATGCCAGAAAGAAATATGTTTAGGGATGATGTGGCTATTGACAAGAAACTTAGCGTACAACCACCCTCGCCAAGAACTAGGTCATACACTACTATAAATGTAACGTGTCGGTCTTGTGGGAAGTCGGACAGTCTAAATCCTGCATTGGTACATGATGCAACAAGATATAAATGTAATACCTGTTCTCAGGCTGGAGGTTGATGAATGAGTCTTGATGATACGTCTGCTGAAAGAGCAGTATTATCAGGGATTTGCAAATACGCTGACGATATTTATTTGGAAATTGCTGATATTATTGATACTGAATGTTTTACTATAGACAGCAACAAACTAATCTTTGAGTGTGTTAAAAATCTCTGTGAAGAAAATGTTCCTGCTATTGATCTAGCATCTATCCTATCTCAGGCAAAAGAATTGGGATATGAAGATTATTTTAATAAGAAAGATGAACTCACACATCTACAAGCTGTATTAAATTTTCCAATACACAAAGACAATGTCAAGAAGTTTGCAGCTAAGATAACCAAACTTAAAATAGCAAGACTACTAAAAGACCAGCTTAGAGATGCACAGAAAAGCATTAATAGTATCAATGGCTCAGAGTCTGTATCACATATTATATCTTTAGCAGAAGATCCGATATTTGATTTTACTAATCTGATCAGCAATGATGATGCGGCTCCTGAACAAATGTCTAAAGGGTTAGAAGAATATCTCCAAGAACTACAAGACAATCCTATAGATCAAGTAGGTATTCCCACGGGATTCCCTGTGTATGATCAGGCTATTGGAGGAGGTTTGAGAACAAGTACAATTAATGTAATTGCTGCTCGCCCTAAAACAGGTAAAACTCTGCTATCTGACAACATGGGTTTAAATATAGCTAAACGAGGCATCCCTGTCTTAAATATGGACACAGAGATGACAAAAACAGACCATATAAACAGACTTATAGCCATGATGACCGAAATAGAAATCAATAAAATTGAGACAGGCAAATTCGCTGACTCTCATGCTTCTTTGACAAAAGTAAAAGAGGCAGCAGCAGAGATCGCTGATATGAAATTTTATCACAAATCTATTGCTGGCAAACCATTTGATGAACAGATATCTATTATGAAAAGATGGTTGGTAAAAGATGTTGGTTTGAATGATGATGGAACTGCGAAACAGTGCGTAATATTTTATGACTACTTAAAACTGATGGACACACAAGGCTTGTCAGGAGATATGAAAGAGTATCAACTGCTCGGATTCATGATGACTAGCCTACATAATTTTGCGACGAAATACAAAATTCCTATTGTTGGATTTATTCAGCTTAATAGGGATGGTATCACAAAAGAAAGCACAGACACAGCTAGTGGTTCAGATAGAATCATCTGGCTTTGTAGCAACTTCACAATCTTTAAAAGAAAGAGCGATGAAGAAATATCAGAAGATGGCCCCAATTCTGGCAATAGAAAACTTATTCCTATTATCAGTAGGCATGGTGGTGGTCTTGATGATAATGATTATATTAATTGTAATATGAAGGGTTGGTGTGCCAAAATTACAGAAGGCAAAACCAAACTTGAAGTAGCCAATAGTAGTTCCAATGAAGATGAAGGATTTGTAGTAGACAATGATGACAAAGAAGAAATCCCCTTCGCATAATCAGCATCAGTTAAAAGCAATTTGTGATGCTTTATGTGATAATATAGAAGAGTTATTAGCTGCATTAGATCTGCACGAATACAGAGATAATGGAAAGATGATAACAATGGCGTGTCCTATTCATGGTGGAGATAATGACTCTGCTCTAAATTTATATTATGAAGGAGACACATATAGAGGCAACTGGAAATGTAGAACTCATCAATGTGAAAAGATTTTTAAAGGTTCTATATTAGGCTTTATTAGAGGTGTTCTGTCGGCACAGAAATACGGATGGGAAAAAGAAGGAGATAAGATTGCACCATTCCCAGAAGTAATGTCTTTTGCCGAAAGCATAGTGTCTGATAAATTAGACGGTCAATTAGACGACATTAAACTAAGATCAGACAAGACTAATTTTTCTAGGATTGTTAACAATCTAGCGGTTAAGCCTTTAAGCGAAAAAAAGATTCCTAGAGAATCAGCAATAAGCAATATTGATATACCAGCAAAATATTATGTAGATAGAGGCTTCTCTAAAGATGCTTTACAAAAGTATGATGTAGGACTTTGTAGTAATCCTAAAAAGCCCATGTATAGCAGAGTTGTGGTTCCTATATACGACGACTCTGGGCAATACCTAGTAGGAGCAACTGGTAGAAGTATCTATAATAAATGTGATATTTGTGGGGCTTTCCATAATCCTAATGGTCAGTGTCCAGATAAAGAAAAGACATGGTTATATTCTAAATGGAAACATAGTCTTGGCTTTAAGTCTCAGAATCATCTTTATAATTTTTGGTATGCTAAAGAACATATTCTAAAAGACAACTATGCAATCATTGTAGAAAGTCCCGGTAATGTATGGAGACTAGAAGAAAACGGAATACACAATAGCGTAGGTATCTTTGGATGTAATCTAAGCGACAGACAAAAACTGATCTTAGATTCTTCTGGTGCTATGACTCTGTTTATTATTACAGACAATGATGAAGCAGGACACAAAGCAGCAGAGGAAATTAAAGAGAAGTGCGAAAATACTTATAGATTATTTTTCCCTAAAATCTCTAAATCAGATATTGGGGAGATGAGCAACGAAGAAATACAAAAAGAAATTAAACAGTATATAGAGGCGAACTTATGATTATAGCATTTGCGGGTAGAAAGCAATCTGGTAAAACTACTTCTGCTGAATACCTAGTAAAACAATATGAATCTACTCATGACTATGGAAAAGCACGTATATATAACTTTGCAGATAGTTTAAAACAAATGTGCATGGATATATTTGGTATCAATTACAATCAGTGCTATGGTACTGACGATCAAAAAAATCAATTAGTAGATTGTCTTTGGCCTGATACAGATATTTGTATGTCGGCTAGAGAAGTCTTGCAATATGTCGGTACAGATATATTTAGAAAAATGCAACATAACGTATGGGCTAATGCCACTATGAGGTCTATTATAAAAGACAGATACAGCCTTGCTATTATTGCGGACTGTAGATTTCCTAATGAGGTAGAGACAGTTAAAAAGTTCGATGGTTTAGTGATTAAACTAAATAGAGACCTGTTTACATCATCACACGCAAGCGAAGTGGCATTGGATGCCAAAAACTATGATTACTCTAATTTTGACTTGGTTGTTGATAGTCAAGAGATGGGTATCGACGAACGGAATCAAATCATCAAAACCTTCCTCCAAGAAAAAGGGGTGTTACCATTATAATTACATATTTCCGAAGTTCCTCCTATAATACTCATAATATGTGTGAGCAGCAATATCTGTTTGACTATGTTATGGGATATAGATCTCCTTCTAATAAGAAGGCAGACAAAGGAACTATTGTACATAAAGTACTAGAAATATTAGCTTTTGTAAAATTTCACCAACAAAAGAAAGATAAAACTTTTGTAGACGATATTGTGGGAGAGGTAGATGTAAATAATTATGATCTAGATGCAATTATAGATTCTGTTTATACATACTATACAACAGCCTTTAGTCATCATAAGTGGACAGCAACAGACGCTAGAGATTGTTCTAAGTGGACATACAAGGCTATCAATTACGAGGACGGAATGTTTGATCCTAGAAAAAGAAACATTCTGTATCCTGAACAAAGGTTTGATATTACCATAGATAAGCCTTGGGCACATTTTAAGTATAAGACTAAAGATGGGCCACTAGAAGGACAATTATCTATTAAAGGTACAATCGACTTGATCACTCAGCCCAACGAGAACACTGCTGAAATTATAGATTGGAAAACAGGACGCAGATTAAACTGGGCAACTGGGGAAGAAAAGACCCAAGAGAAACTAGAAGTAGACCCACAACTAATGATATATTACTATGCAGTAAAAAAGCTGTATCCACATATAGATAATGTAATTGTGACAATCTATTTTATTAATGATGGTGGGCCATTTAGCGTGGCGTTTGACAAGAGCGATATGCACAAGACAGAACAGCTATTGAAAGACAAGTTTAAGAAGATACAGCATACTCTAAAACCGAGATTAAGCAAAAGCTGGAAGTGTACAAAATTATGCCATTACGGTAAGACGACTTTCGAGGGAACAAATATTGAACCTATCACAGAATATAGAGATGGTATGGTATGCAATGTTGGCGACAAAATGACTAAATGTCAGCAGGTCGCTCACGACATTGGCCTCAAAGGTTATCAAGAAACAGTTGACGAGTACACTACTCCCGGCTACAATGTAGGACATTACAAGGCTCCGGGAAGTACAGAATGAAAAAATATATACCTTTGCATGTGCATACGCACTACAGCTTATTGGACGGATTAAGTAAACCTTCAGATATTGTTAAAAGATGTCAGAACATTGGAGTATCATCCTGTGCTATCACAGATCATGGATCAATCTCTGGCACTGTACAATTCTATAGTAAACTTAAACAAAACGGAATCAAACCTATCTTGGGATGCGAGCTTTATGTACCCCAAAAAGATTCCAAAGAAAAGAACAGAGAAAATGGTAAGTTAGACCATCTTGTAGTTCTAGCTAAGAATTTAGCAGGATGGAAGACTTTAATTAAGATTGTGTCTGAAAGCAATAATCCTGAAAGATATTACCATAAGCCCAGAATTGATATAGACACACTGGGAGATTTGCTTGACGGTAATCTAGTAGCTATCACTGGACATTTAGGGTCTACTTTAGCACGACAGATCATACCGGGAGATAAGATAAATGACGATTGGAAAAAGAAAGGTCAAGATCATATCTCTAAATTAACCAATGCTTTTGGTACAGGGAACGTGTTTCTAGAAGCACAACTAATAGACAAAGAGATGAATCCATCTCAGGTAGAACTCACTGACTGCATCAGAACTCTAGGTGGTCTTATGGACACCAAAGTTATATGCACACCAGATGCACACTATGCCAAGCAGTCTGACGCTGTAGACCAGAGAATATTGCTGTGTAATAATATGAAGATTACTTTATCTCAGATTAACCATAAACTGCAAAATGGTCAAGACGTTCCGTTAAGCTGTTTTTTTAATAGTGATAAGTATTATATTCCATCACCAGAAGAAATGGCTGAATTGCATACTCAAGAAGAAATAGAGAACACAATATATGTAGACAGTATGTGTGAAGAGTACGATATACTTAGTCAGCCTATCTTGCCACCGTTTAACTATCCTGATAAATACAACTCTGACTCTGACTTTCTAAGAGATTTGTGTCGGTCAGGATGGAGACACAATAAGTTAAATAGTCTAAGCCAAGAAGATCAAGATAAATATGTTAAAAGATTAAAGTATGAATTTGATGTGTTGCATGGTGCTGGATTGTCTAGCTACTTTCTTATTGTGCAAGATATAGTTAATCATATTAAAGAGAACAAATGGCTACCGGGGCCGGGACGAGGCAGTGCTGCTGGCTGTTTGGTTTCATACTTATTAGGAATAACAGCTATAGACCCTATGCAATATGGTCTAATCTTTGATAGATTTTATAATGCTGGTAGAAATACAAAAGATAGAGTATCTATGCCTGATATTGATATTGACGTACCTATTGACAAACGAGAACATATCATTGAATATATTAAGTCTACTTATGGTAATGATAAGGTTTCTCAGATGTTGACATTTAATACCATGAAAGGTCGTGGTGCATTAAAAGATGTTCTTAGAGCATACGGGAATTTGGCATTCGAAGACATGAATAAAATTACTAAAAATATTCCTGATGAAGCTAAGATATCTGATGAGTTGCAGGAAATGAAAAAGGAATATGGAGAAGCGTCAATTATTAAGTGGGCTTTAGAAAACAGATCTAACGATCTAAAAGAGTGGTGTCATTTAGACGAAGAAGGTAAGCTGAATGGCCCCTTGGCAAAACGCTTTGAGCAGGCTATTAGACTAGAAGGGACTAAAACAAATCAGTCCAAACATGCTGCTGGAGTAGTCATAGCACCTGAAGCACTAACCAACATTTGTCCTATGGTTTACGATACAAAGAATAAAAATTTGATAGCGGGCATGGAAATGCAAGACTTAGAAAATATTGGGGTAATTAAATTTGATATTCTAGGAGTTGCTGTCCTAGACAAAATTATGAATATTTCTGATATGTTAAAACAAGGAGTATAAGAATGAAATTTAAAGACCTAAGAGTAACAGAAAAGTTTTATAAACAAGGCTCTAATACAGAATATGAAAAAGTTCCTGAAAGACGAGTTTCTTGCTGCAAAGTTAAATGCAATGCAAAGACTCTTCCTGAAGGAAAAGAAATTGTATTCAAACCACTCGATGAGGTAACGAAAATTGAAAACTAATAAGATATGCGTATTTGACTTTGAGACTGATGGTAAAGACCCATACAAGTGCAGCCCTGTACAACTGGCATGTGTCATGATTGATCCTGAAAAATTGGACATTATTGACAACTCTGAGTTTAACATAAACCTTAAACCGGAAGCACTAGAAAAAGACCCTGATCATCAGTACGAAGTTGATCTGCTAGAATTTCACGCCAAGGCTCAGAAATGTACCTCTACTGAAGTTTTAGAAAACTGGAAACAATATCCTAACCAAAAACAATCTTGGCAACAGTTTGTTAACTATCTAGATAAATATCATACCAGAAGCACTCGCAAGAGTTTATTCTCTGCACCTATTGCGGCAGGATATAACATCTTGAGATTTGATATGCCTATCATAGATAGAATGGCACTAAAATATAAGAATGTTGGTAAAGATAAAAGCAATAACATCTTTCATCCTAGAGATAAGATCGACCTGATGCACTTGATGTTTTTGTGGTTTGAGAATAATACGGACATTAAGAGTCTGTCTTTAGACAATATGAGAGATTATTTCGGTATGTCTAGAGACAATGCTCACGATGCTTTAGGAGATGTTAGAGATTGTGCAGAAATCCTGACTAGGTTTTTGCGATTACATAGGAATCAGGCTAAGAAAATTAAATTTAGGAACGCTTTTGCATGACAAAATATTTTGAGTATAGTAAGTGTGGATGTAAATTCCCACTGGACGACAACGGTAATATTATATTTGATCCAGACATAACCAAGATTAATCTGAACTGTAAAGCCACATGGGATTTAATATCTAGTGGAAATACTAAAGGTTGTTTTCAGTTAGAGTCTAGGCTTGGTAGAAGTATGGCTAAGAAACTAAAGCCAAACTCTATTGAACAATTAGCTGCCCTAATCAGTATTATGAGGCCGGGATGTCTAGAAGCGGTGAGAGATGGTAAAACAGTTAGTACTCATTTTATAGATAAAAAAAATGGTCTTGAATCTGTTGATTATTTTCATCCTGCTCTAGAACCTATCTTATCTAATACTTTTGGAGAAATGGTATACCAAGAACAAGCTATGCAAATAGCTAAAGACTTAGCAGGTTTTGATTTGCAAGAAGCAGATATGCTGAGAAAAGCTATTGGTAAGAAAAAAGCAGATGAGATGGCAAAGCTAAAAGACAAATTCATCAAAGGATGTAAAAAACTAGGTATCATCTCTTCTGAACAAGCAGACCAAATTTTCTCTTGGATTGAGAAAAGCCAAAGATATAGTTTTAATAAAAGTCATGCTGTAAGCTATGCTATGAATGCTTACCTTTCTGCTTACGGCAAGGCTCACTTTACTAGAACTTTCTTCGCCTCTTATTTAAAGTTTGCTAAAGATAAGATAGATGCTCAACAAGAAATTAAAGAACTAATTCAAAACGCATCTCAAATGAACATCCATGTCTCTACTCCTGATATTAGAAAACTTAATAGATATTTTGTTTTAAGAGATAAGATTATTTACTTTGGTTTAACAGATATCAAGGGTGTGGGTCAGTCTGTATACAACAAACTAGAAACCCTTACAAATGAAAGCAAGCTAGAGACAATAGGCTGGGTAGACATGATATTTAATATCCTGCTTAATATTAACAGCAAGGCCGTTAAAGGAATGATATCGTCTGGGGCTATGGATCATTTTAAGATAACCAGAAACAGAATGTTGTTTGAATATAGCATAGCGGCTGACCTAACTAAAAGAGAAGCAGAACTATGCAGAAAATATATAAAAGATAATAGTAAGCTGAAGAAAGTATTGAATGATTTATTAACGGATAAGATAAATATAAGAAGAAAAAACGCAGTAGAAAACCATATAAGATCTATTGATAAGCCTCCATTCGATTTAGAAGATTCTATAGAGTGGATATCAGATCAAGAATATGAATTGCTAGGTTATTCTATATCATGTTCTAGAATAGATATGTATGATGTCTCAAATACCAACTGCACTTGTGGGGAATTTTTAAAGAGTCATCAAAAAGAAGTTGTTATAGCAGGAGAAATAGAAGGTATAAATGTAGTAAAAACAAAGTCTGGGAAAAATAAAGGGGCAGAGATGGCTTTTTTGAGCATTTCTGACAATACAGGACTTTTAGATTCTGTAATAATATTCCCAGAATCATACCGTACTTATCAGAATGTGCTTTTTGATAATAATATTGTTATAGTTAAGGGAACTAGGTCTAAGGAAAAAGATAGTCTGATAGCAGATAAAATTTTTATTCCGCAGGCTTGACACCGTGTCTCACCTATCTATAATAAGGGACGTTAGTTAATTTTTTGAACAAGGAGTTTGATTATGAATCAAGTAATTTTACGAGGGAATTTAACAAGAGATCCAGAACTTAGAACTATTGACAATGGTAGTAGATCTATTTCTGTGATCAATTTTACAGTCGCAGTTTCTAGAGAGTATACCAAGGCAAATGGGGTTAAGGACAAGATCGTGTCCTATATTCCTTGTGAGGCATGGGACTCTGGTGCTGAACTGATTGCTGAGTCGTTTAGGAAAGGCGATTTGGTTTTTGTTGAAGGATCAATGCGTAACGACAAGTGGGAAAAAGATGGCGTTAAGCATAACAGCATGAAGGTTAGAGTAAACAATTTCTCTAAACTAACAAAGCTAAAGAAGAATACCGATACTGCTAAGAACACTGAAGAAGCAGTTGCATTCTAAATATTATTACTCTAGTTTAAAATAGGAGATCTCTAGTTATATGAGAAAAAAAAGAATATTAATGGTTGGTGAGTATAACATTGCCAAATCAGGGTTCGGATTATATACTAGAGAAATCCTATCTAGGTTACATAAAACGGGTAAGTACCATATAGCAGAACTAAGTTGTTTTAATGATGGTTCTTCTCTTCCAGTAGTACCTTGGAAAGTATATCCTAATGCTGCTGATCCCAATGATAAGAATATGATAAAGGGATACAATGCTGATAGTTCTAATGTGTTTGGAAAATGGAGATTTGATCAAGTACTATTAGACTTCAAGCCTGATATTGTATTTGACATCAGAGATTTTTGGATGATAGAATTTGAAGGAATATCTTTATTGAGACCATATTTTCACTGGCTCATAGCACCTACCGTAGATTCTTTGCCGCAACAGCTAAACTGGCTACAAACATTTTCTACAGCAGATACAGTTTGTGCTCATACAGATTGGGCTGTAGACCACATGAGAGATGATGTAGGTCACAATATTCCTGCTGCAACAAGCGTGTCTGATTCTGTAGATACAGACGTATTTAGACCTATTGAGTATTCTAATAATGTTAATAGAGCACAGCATTTTGTGCCTGATGATGCTTGGATAGTTGGGTCTGTGATGAGAAATCAAAAGAGAAAACTCATTCCTAACCTTATGGGAATTGTCAGAGATTTAAGAGCAGTGACTAATAGTACCAGACCTCATCTGCTTTTGCACACTAGCTATCCAGAAAAACAAGGATGGGATATACCATCTTTGTTGCTAGAATATAATGCTTATAACTATACTTTGTTTACATATTATTGTCAAGTATGCCACAAGCCCCATGTAGGATATTTTAAGGGTGAAAAAACTAATTGTCCTTTCTGTGGTGACAAAAGTGCTGTATTCCCAAACGTGGTAAAGGGTTTAACAGATGCACAACTTAATAAAATATATAACTTAATGAATGTCTATGTCCAATATGCTATATGCGAAGGACTAGGTATTCCTCAATTAGAAGCTGCTTCTGCTGGTATTCCTCTTATCTCTGTAGACTATAGTGCTATGAGCGAAGTGAGCACTTATCTAAATGCAGACAAGGTGTCGTATGCTTTGTTTAAAGAAATGGAAACGGGAGCATTTAGAGCCATACCTAATGACAAAGAATGTGTCGGCATACTATATAGACGGTTTATGCAAGGCGACTACGAAGCTAAAAAAGCTAAAGAAACTATCAGAAAGAATATTATAGCAAGTTATAGCTGGGATAAAACAGCTAAGAAGTATGAAGAACTATTTGATAATATTAAACCTAAAAATATGTGGGATCAACCATTGAGTTGCAATCCCCAATATCCTGTACAACAAAATCAAAGCAATAGGGAATTGGTTGAGAATATTATTAAGTATGTCATTCAAAGCCCTTTTCTTTTAAGAACTACATATATTCAAAATATGATTAGATTCTTAGATGAAGGATATACATGGAATGGTGGAAATATTGTTCCCTATACTATAGAAATGGCAAAGAAAAATTTAGAAGGACTGTTAAATCATAAGGTTCTATTAGAAAATCTAAGGTCAGGAGCAGCTAAGGATAACTCCCCGTTTTTAAAACATGGACAGTAATAATATACTCTATATAGCTCCTTATAATGAGGTGTCAAATCGTGGCAAACTTTCTTTGTCTTACATAAGAGGTCTGCATCAATCTGGACATAATCTAAAAATAGTACCAGTATATTATCCTAGTGAAAAATTTATAGATACCCCTGAAGATATCTTAGAATTAGAATCTAACGATTTAGATAAATACAATATTTGTTTTCAACATTGCGATCCTTTGCAGTTTTGTTTCAATAGGAATTTCGATAAAAACATTGGGATATACACCCCAACCAATATCACTAACCAAGATATCATAAACACCAGACTTAACTTATTAGACCATATCATAGTTTCTTCTGATAAGATATACGATGGACTAAAACATATCTTAGCCCCTCACATATTTAGCAAAACTAGATGTTGCCCGTATATTTTTGATGTAAAAAACACCATGCAACAAGAGACAACAAATCTAGAATGGGTAGAAGAGGATAGGTATTACTTTTACTGCGAACTAGAATTTAATGAAGAATATGATTGGGAAAAATTATTATATGTTTATCTAAGCTCTTTCACGCACAAAAAAGCAGGATTAGTATTAAGAACATCAGACATACGCAACGAGACTGAGGCTAGTGAAATCACCGTAAGAATCAATCAAATTGCTACATCAGCCGGTATTGATATTGACGAGGCATCCATGCCTAAAGTTTTAAATGGCTATACAGACGATACAATGTCCCTAAGTTTTATAAAAGCAACAGACTGCATGATAGAATGCGGAAGAACACACGATTATAATATTAATATTTTTAAAGCAGCAGCATTGAACAAAGACTTGATATGCAATAACAAATTAGCAGCATCAGAATTTTTTGACAATAATAGTGTCGAAGGTATTTCATGTAATATAAACTACAGTAATCATCAAGACAGATTTTCTTCTGACTTCTACAATAAACACTATACTATGGAGCCCATAAGTTTGAGACAACAAATGTTAAAGAGCTACTACGAAAGATTTAGAACAAAGACAGATATATCTAGCACACTAGAAAAATACGACATTAGGAATTTAGATAGGATCTTATTTTAATGTTTATCCAGAACATAGCTAAGAAAAACACACAAACAGAAAACAAAATACTGTATTCACATACAGACAATAAGATATTTGTAAAGATGCTCAGAAAGATATTTAATGCAGAAAGAGTGGGTATAATTGATGAGTCTGCATTTGCTAACAAAGGAATAGACCTAATTATCTGCAACAATAGATTAGAACTATTAGAGACTTGTATATCTTTAGCTGGATACTTGCATTGTCCTTTAATGATTGTGGATCATAAACTTAGACCTGAGCATGTACATATTAGTATGATTACGAAACCTGCTATTACTCATTTCAAAGTAGCCCTCAATAAGCAGATAGCAGAATCGTGGATGGAATGTGATGCTGTATTAGGAACAGACATTAGCAATCCTAAACATATAGAATCTTGGAAAAATACTATAGAAGATGTCATTAAGCAAACTTATAAAGTGAGTAATTATGAAGAAAAATATAGCGATATTAATTGATGAAGAAATAGAACATCCAGAAGATTATCAGTTTTGTAGTCTGGAAGATATGGCTGATCTGAAAAATGATTACGAGAATATTTATATAGGAGATCTAATAGACTATATTCCTCCATCTGAAATAGAAGGAACAATCACAGAGGTTGTGTCAAAATTGTCAGACACAGGACAGCTACACATTAAAGGGCCAGATATCTTACAACTAGCTTGGTTTTGTGGCAGGCTTAATATAGATCTAAGAAAGTTTAGATATGTTCTTTATGGAACAGGTCGTAGGGGTTGCTACAGCATGGATGAGATCATGGAAATGGCTGCATCAGGCACAGGTCTTGTTGTAGAATCAACTTCGTATATTAATGGATACGAATACTCTTTAACCCTCAAGAGAATCTGAATGAATGAACCAATTAGCTTTATAATTACATCACCATATTATGATAATGGTATAAAATCATTAGGATCAAAGTGCATATATTCTTTAAAGAAGAATACTATTCTAGAAAAACAATATAAGGCTATAGCTAAATACTGCAAAGGCAGAGAACATGAAATTATATTTGTAAACAATATAGATCATACAAGAACTAAAAAGTTTTTAGAAAAGAAGAACTTAAATATAAGATATGTTTATTTGAATAAAAATAACGTGAATCATGGAGGCTGTTTTTTAAAGGGTTTAGAACTTGCCAAGTACGACACAGTATTTAATATAGAGTGTGGGTTGATTATCTCTTATCATGCACTAGAAGACACAATAAAAAACAATAAAGATTGTGATATTAATATTTGCTGCATTGGTAATAAGCATAAACAGAACACAGATTTGGAAGTTGGTTGTGTTATACAAAACTCTGTTATAGACAACATATTTTTTGGTTTAGACCATAAGTGTATCGGTATCAACTGCATACATAAAGAAGCTAAAGAATATATTTTAGAAAACTTTAAAATAGATCAGGATAAAAACAAATACATATTTGAGATTCTTAATACCTGTATTTCTAAGCATTTCGTATGCAAAAAAACAGATTTAAAAAGCAAAGATGTTCATCTTATTTTCAACAAGAAGTCCCTACAACAATACATAGGTGTAATATGACCACTACAGAAGCAAAATATTATCATACTCAATTAGCTATTGCCTGTACATCTTTTAATGCTGAAAGGTATAATGAAGATTGTTTTAAAGAATTCTTAGAGGTTATGCTAACAGATGATGATCAGTTTAGAAAAACTTATAGCTATTCTATATACAGTGATACTTTTAGTGTTCCTCATAATCTATTTGTTCCTAGATTTCATACTTACTATTTAAATAGTGATAAAAAGCATGTCATAATTTTAGACGCAGGTATGATTGACTTGCCTATGGTTTATAATCATCATGAATACTATATCTATAACGATAAAGAACTATTTGCTAAGTTTGAAGAAAAGTATGACAATGTAACTCATATTCATTCCATTAAAGAAATTATAAAAGGATCTGAAGATGTATCAGCAACTGACTGACGACCAAAAGAGAAAAACTATTGAAAAGCTATACACAAAACAGAAGCTATCTTATGCAGAGATTGCTGAACAGTTTGATACTTATGCTAACAGGATTAGAAGAGATGCTAAAAAGTTTGGTATTCCTGCTAGAGATAAAAGTCAGGCACAAAAAAATGTTTTAAAAATGGGCAAGTCTGCACACCCTACAGAAGGTAAAGAAAGAACTGAAGAAGAAAAACATAAAATAGGTCTTGGTGTTTATAAAAACTGGGAAGAATGTGGAGAGGAAGAAAAACAAAACAGAAGGTTAAAGTCTAAGCAAAGATGGGAAGCATTATCGGATACATATAAACAGAACATGCTTACTGCTGCACACAATGCCATTAGACAAACTAGTGCAGAAGGATCTAAACTAGAGAAGTACTTATTGGAAACTCTTGTAGACAATGGATATAAGCCGCAATTCCATAAGGAAGAAGTTTTAGCAAATACTAGACTGCAAATAGATATATATGTTCCAGAAAAAAACGTAGCCATTGAGGTAGATGGGCCTTCTCACTTTGCACCAGTATGGGGAGACCAATCTCTTAATAGGAACACCAAATCAGACCAAAAGAAAACAGGACTCATACTTGGCAAAGGAATGAAATTGATTAGAATAAGACATGAGTATGACTTCTCTGCTGCTAGAGCATTTCTGGTAGGAGAAAGACTCATAGACTTATTGCAAGGAATAGATACAACTAAGGAAAAATTATTTAACATAGAGGACAATTCATGAGTAAAAGCAAGAAACCTAGTATTAATGATATTGAGTGGACAGATTACGTTTTAGAACTTCTGTCTGATGATGAAAAAATTCAGGGCAATCCTACAACTGATGGCCTTCGTAGAGTATTTGAAATCGCTCTAGATTGTGTCGTAGTAGAATCTACATCAGAAGTATCACAGTCTCCAGAGCCAAACAACGGCAACAGAGCCACTGTAGTCCATCGTCTGACCTATGTTTTAAATGATTCTAAGGTGAGCGAGGCAATTAAAACCAGAACCATTAACGGAGCCGCAGACGTATATTGGGGAAATTGTGATAAAATCTTCCGCAATCATCCTGTAGCTGTTGCAGAAACTAGAGCAGAAGGAAGAGCATTGCGTAGAGCTTTAAAACTTCGTAAAGTTGTAGCAGCAGAAGAGTTAGCCGCAGAAATCGAAGACGATATTGATGGCCATAATGTGGGCAAGGTTACTAATAATCAACTAAATTTTATGGATGTATTATGTAAGAGGCTCAACATTAATGCTATTAAATATTTAGAAAATCAAGAATTATCTATAGATACTGATAAACTTGACCATAGTGCTGGTGTATCTATTATAAGACAGTTGTCTAGTTATCAACAGGATACTAGCAATATACCCGAAACCATCTTAGGATATGAGGAAGGCTGGAAATGAAAGCATCATATAAATTAAGCGACAAGCTACAATTCGAAGTAGAAGGCGAAGGCCAAAAAGAGATCTTCAAAGAAATCGCAAGTATACAGGAAATCTTTGGAGAAACTAAATGCGGAATGTGTGGATCTGAAAATATTAAATTTGTGGTAAGGGTTGTAGAAGACAACGAATACTATGAATTACGTTGTATGGATTGCGGTGCAACACTTGCTTTCGGTCAGCACAAAAAAGGAGGAACTCTCTTCCCTAAGCGTAAAGACGAAAAAGGTGAGTATATGCCAAATAGAGGATGGTATAAATGGCAGGGTAAGTAACCGATGAGTGTTGACTTTGTCCTGCTAAGTAAATCTGGTATTCCTCAACCGGGATTAAACAGTCCTTTTTTTCCTGATACATTATTAGGAACAGACAACTTCCCTTCTGGGTTTGACTGTTGTTGTGCCTGTGACATCCCGGTTGAATGGAGAATTTTAGAGTTAAGCTATCCATATTTTTACCAAAGCGGGCCAATCGTCCTAAGAGGGGAGCAGAAAAGCGGTGATGATAGACCAGACGGGCCTCCAGTAGAGCATGATGAAAGCGAAGAGGAAAGTCCTAGCTATTTTTTAGAGGGACTTCCTTGTTGTTTTTATCCTCCGTATTTTCTTTATACTGGCTTTATGGAATTGCAAGCTAAATGCATAAATCCTATTACTGGAGAATTTAAAGGATGGCATACATTAGATGAGTGGACGACTGTATATGGTGAACCTGTACACTGTTTCGCTGAGTCTTTTGAAAATCCTTGTTGTACTGGAACAGGAAGATTGTATAGTCCTATGAGATGTACACAAACTCCAACAGAATTTCCACCTACCACACCTTCTGGTGGCACTACACCTGATCCAAGTGGCACTGATGGGCCACCCCACACAACGATTGGGATCGATCCAGACCCTCCCACAGGAACGCCAATTCCGGGACGACCACCCTTTCCACCACCTCCTCCGGGAGGAACAGGGACAGGTACAGGTTGGCCAACAACAACAATCAACCCAACTGGCACACTCCCAGAACCTCCAACAACCACAACTACGACAACAACGACTACCAAACCTCCGTTTACAACAGACGAAACAGGATATCCTCCATACCCATGATAAACACAGACATATTACTCAAGGATTACAGCCAACCATTCTTATATGAACAAGATAATAAACTATCACTATTATGTTGTTTTGCAAGATGGAATATAGCTGAAAAATTTGGAAGTGAAGGTTTTACTATTAAAGCATGGAAAATACATCGTGTTTCTGATGTTCTGAACAATACAAAATCTGAAAGAATAAAACTACCTAAACAAATTGAGGGTTACGGTAGGGTTGTTCTAGAATGCAATCCGTGTTTACATAATGAAAACCTCTTGACATACACTTGCGGAATCAAGACACACGATCTATCTGCTATATATTATTTTATTATAGCTGCACAACTAGATGGCAATAAGTGTCTAGATTATAAAGTTATTCACAGAGCGTTTAATGGTGCGTTTCACGATAAATATATTTACTATATATCTAACTTAGGAAAAACATTAGAGATAGCTAATGCTTATGATATAACAGATATAAGAAAAACCAAGACTTTCTCACTTGAAAAAGATGAACAAATAATTAGATTAAACAGAATATATAATCATGAGATATTTGTCATTACTGTAGCTGGACGAGGCACAGCAAAGTCTATGTTAATAGATGAAAATCTAGAGATTATTAAAGATATTACTATAGATGGGGAAGATGTATACAAGTGTTCTATCTATAAAGACTACTTGGCATATACTGTCAAAGACCCTAGTAAGCTATATGCTAGTGAAAATAGAAGTATTGTGGTAACAAAACTAGACACAAGTATGACATCTACCTAATTCAGAACTCCAACAGAATCCCGGTGGACACTCTGGATTATCTGGCCCATCAGGAATAGTTCCTCAACCACCTTGGGTATTGCCACTACAGTCTACTACTGGAATATCAATCATACAAGGGAATCCCCATTTATTAACGCTTTCGTATCCCAAAACATTTACTCCTCCTCCTCCAAGATCTTGTTTAAACAACTCTTCGATAGAGTATAAGGCAGGTCTACCTTGAGGGCCAAATCCCCATAAATAACCATCGTCTGGTTGTATTTCTTC